TCCAACGGAATCCCTCGATAATGCAACGGAATTACTGCCTCTGGAGTTGTAACGAACACATCGTATGTTCTATTCAAGAAATCAAACTCATGCTGTGAATACGGAATAGTCCAGTCAAGCAAATTTGCGTATATCCCGTGTTTATACAATTCCTTGCATAGACCATGATGAATAGACCCAAATGCCCACCTGTTTTGAGTGTAAAATAATACTTTCTTCATATTAAAATAGAATCTAATGGGGTTAATGTAGGCAAACTATTATGTGCATTATCGTCTTGAAAGAACATAGGTTTCTTGCAAGCGTAAATATTAAAATCCCTCATTGTTGCTGCTGTAATTATATCTGGTGCGGTTTGCTTGTTGATTAAGTATTCCAAGTAATTAAACATACATTGCTTGTATTTTGTTGTAATAAACACAACAGCATGAAGTGAAAGCATATTTTCCACTTTATAGAAATCATTGTATTCTCCTGTCTTTGTTGGTTGGGTTAAATAAATCCCATCTCGCAATGACATTGATTCCCAATTATTAACAAGACCAAACATAGAAGTTCCTAACCAAACAGCATCCGCATCGTCTGGAACATCAATTTTATTTTTATAGTGCTGCGTAATATTGGCATCGTCTTCAAAAATTGCTACAGGTTCATCGTATTCCAAAGATTCCTTAATTGTATTTTTAGTGCTTTGCGTATTTCCATTGAATCCATTTGATATAACAGCTTCAACTTTTCTGTGGTTATATCCAAGACTATCAAACAAAGAACTTATTCTTGATGCTCTGTTTTTATTTATTCCACCAATCCAAAGTGATTTAATCCCACGCAAATCAATTGTCATATTATGCTTGGGTAAGTGGTGACAAATAGTTGGTAGTATTTGTCACAGATTGGATGGGTAAATCATTGTCATTGCATCGATTCCGTTGCCTTCAGCGTACCAACCCGCTCCGTTGTGAACGTCAAGCACGTCTTGGAAATACTTCTCGTACCTCGGTGCAACCTTCTCAAGCGTAAAGTTCTCGCCAAACTTGCGGCAGTCCGCTGGTTTGATGCGGTCGATATTTTCGACTGCATCCACATAGTCACCCATCGTGCGGCATCGATACCCAGTGACCCCGTGCAGGTTGTTCTCAGCGAAGGATCCCCAATCGCTGGTGATGGTTGGTGTTCCGCTCAATAGGTTCTCGATCTGGACTCCACCGAATGGTTCGACGTATTGTGATGGAAGGAAGGATGCCTTGGCTTTAGACATCAGTGCCTTTCGCTTTAAAACGTCAGCATAGCCCACATATTCGACATGAGGTGGGAATGTATACCCAGCTTCCTTCTGGCCCGCTACAACCAGTTTCACTCCTGCTCTGCGCGTTGCATCGATTGCGATATCAACACCCTTGCCAGAGTAGACCCTGCCAAGGTACAGGAAGTAATCCTCCTTCTTGTCGGTGAAGGTGAAGTCATCGATGTCAAAGTAGTTCGGAATAACAACGCTATAGTTATCCTGCTGGCACTGACCAACTGCACCCATGCCGCAGTGAGCGTGATAGATGGCATATGACTCCCATACTTTCCACCTAGCCCAGTGACCGCCAGCGTAACCTATCCCCGGTTCAACGCAGATTAAGTCTGGATGGGAATCGCAGATGGGTCTGACTCCGCTACCCCAGAACGGCAGGATGAAATCATGCTGCTGCTTGCGCTTGCCTACCTCCCTAATGGCATTTGCGTAGAACGTCTTGTATGCGTGATCCTCGGTGTTGAACTTGAAGAACGTCTTGCGCCAGTCATGGGATCCATATGACTTAGCGAAATCCTCATTTGTCAGGACGCTGACGTGTTCAGTGCATTGCAGGTCGCTATCCTCATGCCCGTAGTGGATGACTTCATGGCCTCTATCGGTCATCATTTTGCCGAATTTGACTACCTTCTGCGTGTACGCGCAAGCGTTAAACTCTTTAGATGTAACTGTGTGTGGAAGTCCCAGTGCGTGGAATCTCATTTTTTCTGTTTTCATTATGTACTACAGGTGTTATTGGAAGTTATTGGTTGTTTTCCTTGTTCTTCAGCTTGTTGATCAAGGACTTCTGCTTGTTTACGTCATGTTGCAATTCGTGGATAATTTGCCGCAATTCTCTAATCTCCTGCTTTTGTTGCTGGATTATACGCATCTCTGGTGTTATCTCATGCGCTTTCATAGGTTCTCTAGGATCTCGGTTAGTTTCGCTTTCATGTTGTTGACTTGTTTAAGGCTCAGGTAGTCTTGTGCGCTTACCTCAAAGGTTGAGTATCGGTGATTGCACTTTCCGTTGTTGCAGTATCTACGTCTTGAGAATCGATTGCCAAGATCTCTACATTCCATAACGTGTGTCGTAGAACTGCATTTTGGGCATAATTTGACCATTTATTGATAAACCCTAGATATGGTGATTTTAAAATATGTTGCCACTATATGGTGATTATTATCGACAAGATTGCGGTTTTTGTGGTTAAAATACATTAGCAAATCGTTCGCTATCCCACATGATCTGTCCGTGTCGCTTCGATCTGCAATGGCTTCTCCTCTGGTTCCCTTCCCTCGATTAGCTCAATGGGTTCAGCGTTGCGGTCACCAATCGTGAATGTGACGTTGAGTGGTTTGGCTCCAGTGTTCTCTATTTCGATTTTATCGCCGTATTGACGTGCGTTCCATTTACCTAGTAATCGCAGTCTAGTATCGATGCGTACTCGCTTCTCTGCTGCGTCAAGCATTGGATCATCTGCAATGCGAATGCAATCATCTGCTAGTGCGTGAGTGCCGATTTTTCTTGCGTGTGCGGATTTGTTGCGAAAGTTTTCGTTGGAAGATTCCCAACGCCATACTGTGGAATAGTTTGGCATACCTTCGAGATTACAGATGGATGAGAGTGTTTGACCTATTGAAAGTCGTTCACAGATTTCCTCTGCGAGTTCCTCGTTATACTCTGGAGGTCTACCCATTTTCTTGGATGGTTTAAAGCTCATATGGTGATTGTGACTGCTTAGGTTTACGCTTTGGTAATCCTAACTTCTGTTCGTTGTTCGGCTTGGGTTTTGACTTTGACTTGGCTGAACGTGATTTCGACGCTTTCGGGGTTATCGTCTGGGATGAGTTTGGAGTAGCGGATTTGGTCAATGAGAGGTTTGCATCCTCCAGCAAGGTTATCAACGTCGAGTGTTTTGGTTGAGAATCTTGTAATTGCGAGAGTGTACTTCGGATTGCACTTAGCAGTGCAGTCCTTGCTAGTTTCTTTTGCTTTGCGTACTTTGTCCAGTGAGCGTTTAGGAGCGTGTTTAACGAGGGTGTCAAGTAACCTGCGAGATGGAGGTTTATAGTTGTCTGCATAGTAGTAGTGTCCGTCTGGTGCGAGGGTGTAGCCTTTCTCTTTGAGTTGTTCAGTTGTCCAGTTCATAGCGGGTATAGTTATACATGATTTTGTGGATTTATACCTTATCTAGCTCATTTAGCTAACACTGATATTGTGCCATTGGGCCATTTTGCTAGGTATGTTTTCATTTGGATATTTAAAATTGCTTTAGTTTATCTTGATCTAATGCGTAGCCTTCTCCGTGACCAAGGTTGACTATGTTCTCTGCTTTAATGAGGTCTTGCTTCCATGCCCACCCAACGTAGTCGAGTGATGGAGCGTCCACAACGCACAGGACGTATACATCAACGTCAGGGTTTGCCTTGAGCGTGGACAGCAAGCGAGCGTGTGGATGCTTTGATGCTTTGATGTCGTATCTATTTCCGCTTGGCATTACGCCGTCAGCGGATCCGCTCCTTGGTGATAGACCAAGGTCAGGAAATACATTCATTAGCTTTGCGAAACCATACTCTGCCATCATTCCGATCACGTCTGCATCTGCTCCGTCTTGGTTGCCAATCTTGGCATCCTTGACTCCATTGCTTCGTGCAATGAGTGAACGCATCCTGCCAATGAGTTGACATATCTGGATCTCGTCAGGGTTGAGTGTTAGTTGCATTGTCTATCGTGATTGCTGTATGAATTTTAGTGCGATTGCCATTATCTCAGGGTAGTCACGTAGTGACTCTAGGTACTGGGCAAACATATCATCTATAGCCTGTGCCGCGAATGGGTCAGGGATGATTTCACATTTGACCTGTGCGTCCTCCAAATCCTTGTTGGCTTCCCTTAGTGCAAAGATGGCAGCGGAGCAGAATACGGACAATTGTGCGGCAATGGAGCGGTAGTCCTTGTCGCATTCCTTCAGACGTTCAACCTCGGAGGTGTATGGTGTTTCGCTCATTTTGTTTCCTCCCATCCAGCGGCTTTGCGCCAGCGGTTTATTGTCTCAGAATCAACGTGCGGCAAAAAGGCATCTCCAGATCGCCACATCTCTTTAAACGCCTCCCTCGCCTCGTCGCGCTCGCGTTCTACTTTTTCCAACTCATTTCGATGGATTTCGTGGAGTATGTTACCATCGCGCCACATTTCCAATTCAGTCCGCGCCTCGTCGCGCTCTTTAATAGCTCGCAATGTTCCTAAAGCAATTTCCCTTCTTTCTTGTGGTATTGCCATCACTTCGATGAGTGCTAAACACTTAAGCTCCTCTGTCTCTGGCGTGTCACTCATTTCGCGCCCTCCAATGCTTTTGCTGCAATGCGGAGTTTTTGCTGAACTGATGTGTGTCCAACATATTCAATCGCTGTATCTGCGATGTCGCGCAGCTTGACGTTTTGCTCCCGCGCCTCGTCGCGCTCTAATAAAGCGCGTGCAAGTTTTTGACGCAGATCGACGGCAGCATTTATTTCCTCCGTGCCGTATTCCGCTATTTCTCGCAAATGCTCCCGCGCCTCGTCACGTTCTAACGCTAGTTGCTTTGCATCCTCTCGCAACTTGTAAACCTCAGTTGGTGTCCAGTCAGCACCTTCGCAACCGCACTCGTTTGCGCTAGTGGCATAGCAAGTGCAACCCTGACCCTCGTAGTAATCTTCTGTTATAATTTCGTTCATATAAAATGGGGTGTGAGGTTTTATGTAGTTGCCTCACAGGGTCAAATGATAACCAGCCCACATGGTGGCCGCTACAATCCCTTAAAATTAGTCAGCGTTTTTTCGGATGCGCTGCCCCCGTTGTCCCCTGCTATCTACGGGACTGACCTAAATAGATTAGCGAGGAAAGTGTTAGTTAAAACGGAATGTCATCTCCATCCGAATCCTTGGCCCGTGCTGGAGCGGATTTGGCCTTTGCAGGGGTTTTGGTTGCGCCTTGATCCTTCGGCTTTACTGACAAGCTAAAGAACTTCTTACCATCTTTCTTGGACTCCTTAATCCACCCGTTGAGCCAGTAATCGGTTCCCTCAATGTTGATGGATCCGTTGTAGTCTGGGTGGTTGTCTAGTTCTTTTCGGTCATTCTTGAAGAGTGATCCGCGATTCGTGTTATCGTATTGTTCTGCCATATTATTATAGTTAGTTTATATTATGCATCGTTTTTGTGGTGTGATGCCACCAAGTCTGCATTTGTTTGCAGAAAGTGTTATTTTGTGTGTTCTTCGTCCAAGTCAATTCCGTAGAATTTCTTTGCAATGAAGTTTGCCGATTTGCATAGGAATCCACCAAAGATGTAGATCAGCATGACAAGAGTAACGCTACCCATGAATAGTTGAATGCTTGTCATACTAATCGCTCCAGCAATCGTAGCTTCCTTCGTAGACATATCCATCTTCGTTTTTCGTTTCGTTGACCGCGAATGACTGTCCGATCATTTCGTGTCTGCCACAAATGGATTTGACCATTTCATTAGAAAGACAGCACCTTGACGTGATGCGGAATGTTCCCCAGTCCCGTGTGCCACTGGAATTGCGCTGCTTGTCTGCCTCGACTGCAATTGTGTTGAGTGTTTTCATTTGATATTGTGTATTTATTTAACTGACGGCACTACATCTAGGGTCAAAATTGAAACTCGTCAACAGAATTTTCGTCAATGTGTGCAAAATAATTATTGTAGATTTGTTTTGCCTTTTCGTATTTTTCCTGAGCGTCCGCAAACCTAGATTTGGTGCGGGTCTGGAAGATTGCTGTTGCAGTGTCGAGCAGAAAGCAAGCCTCGTCGAAGTGGTGATCAATGTTCATCGATTTGTTCAAATCTGGAAATATCTCCGCGCATTTTTACAGGAACGAATACGTCACGTTGACCACGCCGATTCTTGTCGATGCGTACACGCGAGGTTGATTGGGTTTCTGTTTTGCGTTTGAATGATGACGCTTCTTTTTTCTTCTCATCAGGGTGCGAGATGATGATCAGAAAGTCAGTGTGATGACCGATTGCGCGGGACTCGCGCACTGCACCTTCGTCGTTGAGTTGACTAGCAGTCATCACCACGGATTTTGTTTTGAGTGCAGTTAACTTGAGTCTGCGCGATAGTTCACTCACTGCCTGTTCTCGGTTATCTGCGGTTGGCATGGTGACAATTTGTAGGTAGTCAACGATGATCAGATCTGCCTTGCCAAGTGATGCAAGACGGGATGCCTCTGCGACGATTTCTCCAACCTCGGAAAGATCATCTCGGATCGTGAGGTTCATTCCCATGAGTTGGGTGATTGCGCTTGAGATATCCTTTGCAGATGCAACCCCTCTCCATTCTGTGACCCCTTCCATCTCGCGTAGTGGAAGGATTGTTTTCCCAAGCAGATTGGAAGCTATACGTTGCAGAATAGCCTTAGCTGGCATCTCTAAAGAAAATATAGTTACTGATTTACCATTGAGCAATGCCTGTAGTGCTGCCTGATAAAGCAAGATAGATTTGCCTCCAGAGGTCTGCGCTCCTACCACTAACATCTCACCCCTCCTTGCACCTCCACCTAGTAGCTTGTCTAGCTTGGGTATTCCAGTTGGGAAGTTCTCTAGTGGAGTCTTGTCCTCCAGATCATCCATAAAGTCGTTTAGATGGGCTTTAACGTCCTTGCATTGCGATTCTGGTACGATTGCATTGGCGAAGGACTCAGCAAGGCTAGAGAGGTCTGCTTTCATAGCGCAAACGTCATCATGGTTATCCTCCCAAGTCTTGATGGCATCACGATACCCTTTTGCTTTGATCAATTGTGCGCGGTAGTCCGCTGCGGTTTCCACGCACATAGCACCGGGGGATATGAAGATTGTCTGGAGTATTTCCATGACTCCATCCTTACCACCACAGGCATTCAGCTTGCCAGTTGTCTCAAGGTCACTCAATGCACCTAGTGCGTTTGTGGATCCAGTCCGCTGGTATACTCGTTCCAGTGCGGTGTAGATTAACTTGTGTTGACTTAAAGCAAATAGATCTTCTGACCATGCGAGGTGCGGTAGTACCTCTGGATCGATTGCGATTAGTGACAGTGCCGCTTTTTCAGCAGTGATTGCGATTGGTGTATTTTTCATATTAGCAAGCCCGTTGGTAAGTCTCTTGTGCCTTGTAGACCCATTCAGCTTTGAATCCCTGCCATCCACGGGAGACGCATTCGGTTATCGCATCCTCCAGCGTCCAACCTGCGTTGTCCGCTTCGTTCTGGATGGCATTGAGTGCTGTTTGGGTTAGTGGTGCTTTCTTTGCCTTCCTGATTTTAAGAAAATCATTCCAGACCTGTTCAGGAACTGAATCTGGTCTATTTATATTATTAGTAGTAGAAGAAGAAGATGAAGAAGAAGACTGTAGTGTTGCCTTTTGGTTGATACCATTTGGCAAGCAATCTTCAACCACCCTTGCAAGTGTGGTTGAACCACCCTTGAGTATTTTACGCATTTCGGCAGACTTCTTTCCACCTTCAGCACTTTTCCGCGCCCATTCATTCTGTTTGATGATTTCCTGCTCCAACCTCTCATGCACCATGCATGAAGTGTCGTTGAGGTGTGGTTTGAACATGGTTGCAACGGTGGTTGCAAGGGTGGTTGAAGCACCCTTGCCAATCAATCGTGCTATTTGATCTGGATTCGATGGAATACTTCCGTGCTGCCAACAATAGCAAAGCAAACGGATATAAGCACCCTCTTCTTCAAGGCTCATCAACGCTACACGTTGAGATCCCAAGTAATCAGCGGGGTAAAACTGAAATGCTGGACGTTTAATTTTCATAGTTTAAAAAAAGACCCACCTCAAGTGATACTCCCGCAAGGAATCTTGTGGGCATGAGGTAGGTCAAATTAGTTGGTTTTTAACGATGGTATCAAACATCGCGCTTCGTCTGAAGCTAACTCAAAATATCTAGATTTTGGATTTCGTCAAATTGTTTTTTACAGACCAGTCCCAGATGGACAACAATTCCTGCGCTTTAGGGTCAACATGGTCTTGTTTCAACCCATGCGCCTTTAGTTCAATCCATGTACCATCTGGCAACTCACCAGTGCATTTAACCTCATATCCAACTCCAGCAACTGCGCTATACTTTCGGTGATCGTAGACGTAAACCTCAACCTGTTTCTTTTTCCCCTCGTTGCAACGGCATTCCTCATGCCCTGCGAAGGTTTTATAAAACGCAATGTCGGACTGAGCAAGGAAGTCTTTAAACTGAATCCATCCATTGCCTGTTAACGTATCAAAGTTGAGTTCTTTCATAGTTTTACCTTCTTGGGTTTGTCCTCAACTAGCTTCACAATTTCCTCTGCAACATCAGGCAGGATTTGAGTTAGATCGTATCCCGCTGACTCGCAGTACTTCTGCAATTTTGTAGCAGAGATGCTACCTCCGAATAGCTTAATACTGTCGGAAAGTGACATTTTGGTGCAACTTCCGATATGTTCTATAACCTCCGCAGGGTACGTTTCGCGTCCCTTTTGGCGTTGCAGTTTCCATCCATAAACCTTCTCCCCTGCCTGTAGCTTTTCCTTGAGCAGATCCTTCGCCCAATCGACTAGGTATGCGTTGAAAATACTGCTCTGTTTTACAAACATTGAGAGTCGATCCACATCACCTGCCAGATGCTCCTGCATTTGCGCGAGGTTGGCCTGTAGGTCGCTTTGAACAACCGCTAGGGTGGTGGCAACTGGAACTGCAATCTGACCGCACGTTGATGCCTTTTTGCACCACTTGCAGTAATCGCAAGCTGTCGGTGCTTTGTCTGGATCATTGTACGCCGCGATCACCCCCTCGACAACTGCCTTAGCCTCCTCAATTGTCCAGCTATGCGTGACTACCCGTTCTTGGTCGCAGAATAGCAAGTGGCAAGTCCATTCGCGGATGGCGTATTCGCCAGTCTCGAAATCGTAGCTTGCTGCCATATTTCCGTAGGCATAGGCACATTGCTGTTCGTAGTACGAGCGTATAATTCCTGACTTTAGATCTAGGCTAGTGTGGATAGCAGGGATGCGGCAATCCTCGGTTCCAGTGTGATCGATCCCCGGCGTTTTGACCTTCAAGCTATCCTCGTCTGTGACCACCTCAGAATCGCCAGCGATTGTCTTGGTCATCTCGACTGCCCACATGACCGCATCAGCGTCCTTGGAATTCAGGTCAAGAAAAGGCTTGTTGTTCCCCATGAACATTTCACGGAATGCGAGATCCATGTGAGTCCCGCGAGACGCAGCAGGGGAGCTACCCCCCGCTGACTCGAAACAGGCACACTCAGCCAGCTTGGGAAGTAGTGAATGACGGATCATTTCGATGCCTCCCATTTGGCTACTGCTGCGAGAAACTTCTCTGGTGATACGATAAGGTTCTCACGATACTTGCCAGCGGGAAGGTCGTTCCACAATTGCCCTACCTTTATCTCCCCTTTCGAGATCAAGTATCCCGTAGCCAATTCAGCTTTGGTTGCGATTACTGCCTCTACTTTTGTGAACCAGTTTGGATCCTCTTTGGGTGTTACGGGTGCTAGTACTTTTGCTGGCAATGTCCTAGCTTGCGGAACGCTTGTGGAGCGTCCCATTGCCAACTCGCCATCGTCATCGTCTGGGCAGACCATGACCAACGATTGCAAAGCATATCGACGAGCATAGGATATGAGGCTACCAATGCCCTGTGGGTCTTCCTTAACTGGTTTCATGTATGTCCTGCACTTGATCCACTGACCACTTGAATGGATAAGCATGGATTCAACGTAGTATCCACTTGCGTCTTGGCTAGGCAACTGAACCACGGAGAGTCCGTTTGCGGTTAGTGCTGGTCGTACTGTTTCCCAGACCTGCGCCAATGAAGCGTAGTTGGACTTGAAGAATGGGTTCTTTGCGTCCTTGTGGACTGTTCCGTTCTCTGATTGCGCTTTTGCAAGTGCGATTGCTAGGTCTGCTATGTTTTCTGATTGTGTGTTCATTTGTTTTACTGGTTTTGGTTTGTTTACTGGTTGATGAAATCTTCAAATTTACTGCACGTTGTCTCGTCACGTTTGCGCTTGTCGCAATACTTGCGGAATCGATGGAGGATGTTTTGTTGCCCCAATCGGTAGCAAGCCAAACAGGACGCGAATGACAAGATGAAGTAGGAAACTGCGAATGTGGTGGTCATTGGTTTTTGGTTAGGATGAAGGTTACTCCAAGGATAGCAATTGCTGGAGCGATTGCCGTGAACGCATCCAGCATATGCTGGAGCGTCACAAGCAGTGGAGTTGATGTGAATGTTTCGATGAAGCTCATATTAGAAAAGAGCAAGTGCGTTCCGTGCTTCCTCATCAGACAGGATGAGATCACTGCCGCAATCAAGGTAGGCGTGTTTGCCCGTGGATTGCTGCCAGCAGTAGAGAAGTCTGCGTCCGCTGCGTGATGTGAAGGGTTGCTCGGTTCCACCGCAAGCGGGGATCCAGTTTCCTTGTGCGGCTTTTTCTGCGAGGTGGTTGATGAGGTCTGTGATGTTCATAAGAGTGTAGAATAATCAAAGCGGGTTGGGATTGTCAACAATGTTTTTTTGGAAAGATTCCAGCGGATTTTAAAGCGTCTTTGCACTGGTCTATCAGCAAAGAATCTTTATGGCCGTATGCGTCAACAACCGCTTGTAGTGCCTGTACCAATTTTGTGTGCGAAGCGTTTTTGTAATGCTCAGAAGATTTGAATAGTTTCATTTGATTGGTTGGGTTTGGAGCGGGGGTGGAACCCGCTCCGTTTGGGTTTTAGTTATTTAAAAGATATTGCTCTGTTAAGTTCCAAAGGTCTTTATTCAATTTTAAATCTGTTGTTGGTGACGTTACTCTGCGAATTCCACTTCCAGTGCGTCCCTTGATAAGATTTTCTTGAACCCGATTGAATGTTTCCCACAAGTTAGTTCCAGAATCAGCATATCTGCGAGCGCGATTTAGATAGTATAATTTATTTTGAAAATCATAACGATCAGCCTTTGTTGATTCCTTATTTGGTTCGTCGTAGCGGAGTTTTAGCGAGTCTACTAGATATTGGTTTGTTTCCGCATCTGTGAGTTGCTTTTGTTTGAATGCATGAACTCGATCAGTTAGGAATGGAACATTGTTACGAAGAAGAGTTGCTGCTTCCAAGAAACGATTAACATCAACACTGCGGTGGTATATTTTGATCGTATCAAAAATATCTCCAGTAACCAATCCGTTAAGGCAAGCAAACACACGCAAGCCAATAGATAGTTGTGCTGAACTTGTGCCATCATGTGAGTTGATCAAAACAAACTCTGGAGATGCCTCATTGTTAATCGAAGCGATATCACGATGTCCAAAACGAATGAGATGTTTTTGAAATCCCTTGTTTTCGTCTTTCCGTGCTTTTGCCAATTGGATTTGACGTGGAACATATCCAGATTCTGCGAAAGAATCTACAATGTCTTTTGTGCTAATGAATCCATAGCGTTGACTGCGTGTGGATGAAGCGTGTGTTGCGATTACTGGGTTATTGATTGTGTTCATTTTATTTGATTTGGTTTTTGGTTTCGTTGCTGGCGTTGCGCTTTCAACTACAAACAAGATACCAAGCTGCTTGGGTTATGCAATAATTATTTTCATTTATTTTTCACTAGGATAAAAATAGTTACTTAATTCTGTTGACACCCGCAGATGCCGATAGAATCAAGCTGTGCAGACTTCCATCTTTCTGGGTCTTCCACCCTTCGCACCATTAGCCCGTGCTGCCTCAACTTTTTTATCGGAAGAAACGCAACCTCCTTTGCGTCCAATCTCGGATAAAAACTGCCGCACTACATCAGGAATCGTTGTCTTCATCGTCATCTCTCTTTTTGGATTTTCGTTGGATGGAAGACCAGTCGATATCATCGTAGTTGTCTTGGTATTTTCGTTCCCAAGTTTTGGTTCTGGGCTTATCTCCCTTTCCATTTCGATGCCACTCATTGTTGTCAATCTTTCCGTGGCTCATCTTGCTCCTTCGTTTTGAAAACTCCGTCACGAACGAAAATATGCTCCATCAATTTTGCTGCGAGGACGAACTTGAAACTCGTCTCTTGGAGCGTCCGCATCACGTCATGGTAAACGTCATGCTGAGTAATTTTGGTTAGGTCGATTTGTGAGAGGACTGCATCAATCGCTTGCTGCGTCTCTTCCTCACCTGCTTGTTTTGGTGTGTTTGTATCTGACATATATTTATTGGTTGAATGATTGTTTCTCTCGCTCGATGAGCATGGCATCTGCGTCCACGAAGGACAACTCTGCCACTATCTCTGGCAACTCTCCACTAAATTCTTCGCTTGCCCTGTATCCCCGCAGTGCTGCCCCTGCGAAGTAGTCCCTCATGCCCATACCAGAGTTTGGCTTGACTGCTCCAGTCTTTGCGTCTCCACCGAAATGAGGCACGGGGAATGCAGGGTGGTTGTTGCGTTTAGTAGCCATGCAATTTGGCGAGAAATTCGCGTTGAATTTTCCTGCGTTCTGGAGTGCGCGTCCAAAAGAACGCACAGGCTTGATCTACGACAATGGAAAGTCTGCGAACCCACGGATCATCGTGTTCTTCAATTCCGCACTGGTTTCGTCCGATCCCTTTTACGGGTTTTGTATTTTTCATATTTATTAATTTGTAAAGGCTATTTCTTTTTAGCCTTAGCTTTCTTTTGCACGGAATAGGCAATAGCGAGTGCTTGCTTCTGCGGCTTGCCGTGTTTCATTTCAGTTTTGAGATTGCGTTCAAAGCAATTCTGTGAGGCACATTTTCGTAGTGGCATGTGTTATTTTCGTTTCTTTTCTATTTTTCTCAACATTGAATTTTGCATTTTTACTGCCTGATCGTATTCGGTCGTGTATACATCAGTGCGAGGTTCGTATTCACCTTCAAATTTAGGGTCAAGAACCATCATTACAACATCAGGTTCTCCATCGTTATATTTTTTAAATGTTTGCTTATCCCACCCGTCTGGAGCGAACTCATCATTCCAAGGAATCCTTGCTGCTTCAATGAACCCATGTTCACCATAAAATTCTGGAAGAATTGTATCGAATGCATCTAGCTTTTTTCCTCCAGCAGCAATTGCTGCTTCCATTATGCTTCTGCCACTTCCCTTTTCCATTGAGAAAACAGAAACAATGTCACCATCTGGTTTAACTGCAAATCCTGACCTGCCAGAATCTGATAGGAACAGATTCATTCCTTGGTAGTCTTCTGTTGGATAAACGTAGACAGACGCTCCATGTAGTGATGATTCTTTGCTCTGTTGAATGGTGTCTGCAAATTTTTGAGCAGATGCTTTGTCAGTTGAATCTAGTTCCAAGAATTTAACAGGAGGCAGTTCATTGTTTCTGAACATGGTTGCCAGTTTTCTACCCGGTTTCCATTCAGAAATGTACTTTACTCCAAGATTCTTTTTGGACTTAGGTTTTTAAACCCCTGCGTTGCTGCCATCGCTTCCGCTTCTTCTCGCGTAAGTCCAGAGTGCCGCTTCATTGCCCGTGCGATTGCGTCGAGCGGTTGTGACTGCAACGTACTGCTTGAACTTTTGCTTTTCTTTTCCAACAAACCCTCCAGCACTTTTCTGCTGTTCGGATTCAAGTTGATTCCCTTCGATAGTTTCTGGTCGTGTAGTTGTTGTGCGGTCATTTTTTATGTTTTCTAATACTTGTTGTATCTTCTTTTCAGTAACACCTTTTTTTCTAGCAACCCCAATTGCGGCGTTAGCGTAGTCTGGTGCATCATCGTCTTCGTATCCATCCGCATCAGACGAGTCAAGACTATCTTGGTCTGATTTTATTTTAGCGGTTTCATAAAGTCGTTTTTCAGCATACCACAGAACTGCCTGAAGATCTGCCATAGTTAGGTTTTTGTATTTCGGATATGACTTCAATTCATCAAGCATCAAACCAAAGATTTCACGGATGAAGTTTCGTTCTGTTGGGCCTGATGGTGCTTCTTTCTGACCATCCATATACTTTGCATATCCATTACCTGCCTTACGGAACTCTTCACCAGTAGTGGTGGTATTCATCAACTGCCTCATCTCTGGTTTCATGGATGCCTTTTGAATAGCTACAGATAGATATTCAAGTCCCATTTGCGAGATGTCATTTTTGATCATCGCATCCATTCTAGCCTTATCTTCTGGGGTGAGATTATTGATCGTTTCCTGCAATCTGTTTTTAGCAAGTTCAGTTAACTCTGGATTAAACTCAACGAGTGTACCAGTCCATCTACCCCAAGTGCGAACCAACCAACGATCCATTGTTAATGCGTCAAACATTCCATACAGATTGCTAAAGAATCCGTTTCCAATCTTTGGCCCAAGTATAGCAGATCCACGGACGTTTGTGTCTGCGAATTCACCACCGGGAGACAGGTCTTTGCTCAACCTTGAAATTTCACCAACAGTGAAATCTGTCTGCATAAATTTGCGTGTATTCTCAACACCCCAATCCTTGGTTAGCTTGTTGAATAAATCCAATCCTTCATTGATTGCTTTTTGGGCCTGTCCAGCCTCAATGTTTGTTGGCATCTTTCCTGTTTTGCGGAATTCACGATATACACGTTCAGCCAACTCAAAGTTCTTATCTACCTTCAATCCATTTGAGGTCACTGCCATTGCCCATGTAAAAGCAAAACGGGCATTTTGATCAGTTGCAATTTCAGGGAACAATAATGACATAACACCAAGTGCTTGTTTTGTCTTTTCGTCATACCACCCAATAGCGTTTGGGTTTTGTTCCAAAGCAAGTAACCCATCTTTAAGACCAACTCTAGCTAGATACTCAATTGCCTCAGCGGTTCTTTCCGATATTTGAACTCCAGCTTTTTTTGCTGCGTCAAGAACTCGGTTTTGAATATCTAATTTGAAATCACGTCCCTTTTTCCACGATTGTGAATTTGCAATCGTTAATGCATTATAAATGTTTGATTGTTCATCTACGGATTCAGGCACATCAACACCAGTAGAAATCAATTTATTATCCGATGACTCTTCTTCTGTGTCTGTTTTTGCAACGGGTATATCTGATTTAACTTCACCCTCCGATGGCATGAACTGCAAGCCAGTTATGTCAGAAGATTGTATGCTTTTTTCTGAGCTATCAGGTTTCAACTCCATATCTGGCAGCATAGCCTTGCCCCGCACAGGAGGCTCAATTTCGCCCAGCGAGAGTGCCTTCGCTCCAACCACCTTGGTTGGTGCGGATATGCCTTCTAGGGGGCGTATACGCGCAGAGATAGGTTCATATTTAGTGGGTTGCTCCGCTGGCATGAACTGCAACTGACCACCTCTCACTTTACCTGCCATTTCGGGAGTGATGTTTACACGCCAGATTGGGGTTTTCTTGATTGCATTAGCATCTTTATTAAGTTGTTCAGATTTTAAAAGTGCCTCCTCCCGTGAATCAAAATATAATGCACGATCATTTCCATCCCGATATATTCTACCTGTATCTCTTCTTCTAATAGAATAATTCCCAGCTTCACTGCTTACTTCATATATGTTTAAACTTTCGGATTCTTTGGTTTCAATTTCAGACTTCTCAACCTTTCCACCCATCTTCGCTACATACTTGCCAACCTCTTTTGGCAGAATTTGATCGTAGAATCCCTTCATTCCTTCACCACCAACAGTGAGGTCATCACCAGTGGCAGTTCCAGAGTTTTCAGCAAGGATTTTCGATGCCACTTCTTTTCCTATCACCTCGCTCAATTGCTTGCCATTGGCATCAGCAGTATCGGAATCATAGACAGTTCCATCTTCGTTGATTTTACCTGCTAATACTGTGTTTCCATTTTTAATGGCAGCAAACGCTTTTTGGTAACCCTTGGGAGTGTTCCATGTGATCTCATCGACTGCCTGACGCATTGCTTGCTCGTAGCGTTTCACCTGCTCGATGCCAGTAGTCCAGCCAATCCATTTCTTGTCTGCATCCACGGCATCTCGCAATGCGCGTTTGAAGAGTTGGATCGACCAGTCTTTTCGGAATGGTGCGTCTGGGATTCCACCTGCCGATCCAATTGCATCTAATTTATTATTTCTTTCCTCTAGCGTAATTTCTCCTGCGTCTGCCAATTTGAAAATTTCTTCGCGTTTACGCAAAATTTCTTCTGGAGACGGACGATCACTTGCATACCCCTTCTCCCTACCTGCCTGATGCCTGTCAGACTGCCATTCCTCAACAAACAACCCATCGTTGCCCTGCGCGTCTGTGCGCTCGTTGAGACGCATATGCGCTACATAGTTGGGTGTGTCTGGGAAGTGGGAGGAAATATAGTTTTGACTAGATGGAATGCTTTCTATAAGTCTTGACTTTGTAGTTTCTTCTTCTGGTGTAAGACGCTGACCCCATGATCCAGTAAGATATTTGTTTTGCATATCTAACTTAAATTGATCAAGTTCTTGTTCTTGTTTTGATTTTGCAACTTTTGGCATCGTCATCACCACCTCGCGGTAGTTTGTGCCACCGGGAAGTTGCAGCCCTGCAAATCTTGGAGGATTAGCTAAACCTTGTCCTTGTAAATCCAGCTTCTCTGCTCGCGTATTTAAAAACTCGTTTTCTCGAAAATACTTTTCAGCGGTCTTTTTGTCCCCACGTCTTTGAGCTTGTTGAGCCAACTTCATCACTCTCTCTGCTTCATTGTATAGAGTGTCAGTTGTGCTTTGATCCCTGATATTCATTAATTTGATCAACTCATCGTACTTATCCTCTCCGAATGATGGGTCATCAATTGGATGATCTTTGAGGTTTCTATATTCAGCCTCAAGTTGATTTAACCTATTCTGATCAAATGCTTCCTTTCCACCAAGAGTAACCTCTTTAAATTTAACAGCACCTTCATTGCGAAGGTAATCCATAACCTTGTCTTTCGGAACCTTGCCTTGGTTCTCCGCTGCAAGACGATCAATCTCACCTAGCACTCCAGACCATTTTAGTTCCTCGGCCTTTGCGTTCTGTGGGTTGCTTACGATTGCCTTGAGTTGATCTGGTGACGCAAATTTACCCTGCACCTTTTCGTCGATGGTCTTTTGTAGACCTGAGTACATTCCACGTTCGGAGGTTGGGTAGCGTTCCGTTTCTGCTGGCATGAACTGAGGTTTAACATCAACAAAATCCAATGACTCTTGCGGCATGAATTCATTGTCAAACATAGAAACAATTCGGATATTTCCATCTTTCTCATCAAGCGATTCCGCTGGCTTTAAGTCATCACCTTCACGCAACCTAGATTCAACTTGGTCAAGATTGCCTGTATTGATTGCATTTCTGATCTCTTCAGCGGTTACAGATGGAAGTTCGTTTGCGAAATCCTCTGGAGTTTGGAAGTCTGCCAATGGATTTTCCGCTGGCATATAGTTCTTTGTATTCAACTCATAGTTGAATGGCATCTTCTTCAAACTCGATTCGTTGTACTGATTGATTCGATCAATTCTACGGCTACGAACAATAACATCGATTGGATCTTTTCCTTTTTGAACTGGAAGTTTAGTCCTGCGTGGGTTTGCTGCTTTTGTGTCAGCATTCCATACGTTGAATAAATCGTTTACAGCATTCTTCTTTTCAAGAGCAATAGCAGCATCTGGATCCAATCCAGTTTCACCACGTTCACCCTTAGAATGGTTATCAAGAACTTTGATCACATCATCCCAGAAACTAGCAGTATCACCATTCCACAACTTTAGATTCTCTGGCTTTTTAGCGAGCCAAGCATTCATCTTGTCATGCATTCTGCTGACAGACATTGTTGTGATTAAGAAGTTGCCTTGTTTAGAAAACTGGAATCCAATTGGAATTTCATCTCGGATTTGCGGAGCTAATGCCCTAGATTTTCCACCACGCATTGCGGCTTGATACTCCATGTACATCCTAGTGCCATCTTTCCTGCGAAGGATTTCATTAACAAATAGAATCTGACGTTTAAGATTTGGGGAAACAATGGTGTTTGGAAGTGCAAGAACAGCGTTAACCTGCGATTCGCTCATCACTCCACGATAGTTTCCGTTTCCAGTATCCTCCAATTGCAATGCACTTTTGGACAATGCAGAGTCGATAGCGTTACGAATAACCTTTCCGCGATTCCGTGACCTAGCTTCAATTTCACGATTGGATAGGATCTTTGGACTTCCATCAACATTGCGAGCGATTCGTGTTCCAACCTCAACCTGCGTTCCATCAGGCATAGTGCCAAATGTAATATTAGGCCCAAGATTCATTGGATTTCCACTTTCGTCTACCAATTGTCCACCTTGAATTCGGTATGTTCCAACAAATGGATCCACTCCAGCATTGGGTGGAATAGGAATTTCCTGTTTACTGCCATCTGGAGCGGTCATTGTTGCGACCTGTTCCTTCTCGAAAATATCAGAATTCTTAAATTTTTCCTGCAATGTACGATCAGAAAGAATCTTTGTGATTGGGATTTCTACCTCTTCTTTTCTGGCATCTTCCTCATAGACCATGCTCTGGTTTAGATTCTTTAGTTGCCGTTGGTATTGCCGAATCATTGCAAGCGATTCTGGGGTCAATTCTGCTCCAAGAACAGTGGATATGTCACCACTATCATCAACGATGATTCCACCCTTGCGTAATGTTTCTTTGATTTTCTTTAAAGCACCATTCTGAGTGTTGACTTCAATCCAATCAACAACCTGTCTTCCAATCGAATCGAGTCCAGCACGGGTTCCACCACTGACATTTCCAGATCTACCTGCAATTTCCGATAAGATTTCCTCTTTGATATATGCCCGTAGCTTATCTTGATTTGGAAATTGAGCTTTGAATGACTCTCCATTGTCCGATGGTGACATTGCAGCGGCATATGTGTCTGCATACGCATCAAGTTTATCGTCAGAGTAAATTCCCTGCGTGACTTTATTTACAGTTCCATCCTCGTTTACAATCTTCTGGTCAAACAACTCCCTTCGCAATGGAGCAAGCATATCACGCACTTCTGTAAACTTTCCAAGAGCGTGTTGCATCTCATGTCCAACCACATTTCGTATATTGAATCCCTCGTCGGATAACTGTTTTACAAGATCACCATTAATTACAATGGTTGCTCCTTGCAAGTTCTGCTTGCGCATGAATGCTGGAACTTCATTTCCATCCAGATCACTTCCTTCAGAAATCGCAAGACCACGCGCAGATTGCGCTCCAGCAACCTCATTGTTGAATCCATCCACAATTCTTCTAGCATTTACTAGGTTCTCACTCTCCTGTGGGCTTAAATCTGGCTTGCCAGTTAGACCTGCAATAACATTTTCAGCATCAGTCAAAGTAGCACCATATGAATTACGGAAGAATCCTTCCATTTCGGATGGATCAAGAATCTTAACTTGGATGTTATTTAGGCCCGCTGCCTTGCCAGTTGTTTTAGCGAGATCCATTTCATCAGCAAATGCCAAATGCACCTGACGCAACACTTCCTTTTGAGTCTCTGGAGTGGATTTACTTAATGCTTCAAGGTCTTTCTTTTGCTTGCTGATTCGCTCCTTGATTGCCTCAACTTCAGGCCCAAATGTTGTGTCCTTTTGTTTTTCAAGATTATCAATTTTAGTCTGAATTGCATTCTTGCGTTCATCGATGCTTCCTAGCTTCTCCATCTTTGGAACCAAATCTGGATCAACTGAAGACAAGAATCGTTTAATATCGGCATCCTCGTCTGCTCTCCTAGAACTAGGGTCTGGAGTGATTATAGTATCAATCTTCTGTGCAAGACCTGTTCTTGGATCAATAGCAGCACTCGCTCGATCCACCAAACGTGAGCCAGCAAATGCACCAATTCCAAAACCAGAACCAGCAACTTGACCGAGTTGTTCAGCAGACTCAATGTCTGGAATGCCTAGCATTGTGTTTAGAACAGAACCATTGACACCCTGCTGTACAATTGCGTTTGATTGACGTGTAATCCAATCCGCTGCCTTCGCTCGTCCAAGACCACCCATTGCTTCTGGACTGAATAGCTTCTTAGTAAGCGCACCAGACTCTGCTGCTCTTCCAGCGCGTTCAAATAACCCCCTGCGTCCAGCAGCACCACCAACGTCAACTTGAGACGCAATGTCCTTTACAGTCCTAGCAATCTCTTTTGTTGCTATTGCTGCTGGTTTTGCTGCCAAAATAGCACCAGTAATTGCAGGTGCTTGTATAAGACCAGCAATGGATCCACCTCTTAATAGTAGGTCTGGATCACCAGAAACATATTCCCCTAATTTTCTTGCTCCAGTTTGAACTCCAGTAATTCCAGTTTCAATTGCTCCTGCTGTTTTCTCAATACCAATTGCAAGTGGTTTTACAACTCCTTTTAAAGCCAGTTCTCCACCTTTTTGAAGTACTTTGCCTGTGTATTTTCCAATTGCTCTTGTTGGGATGTTACCACCGGGGATCGATATAGGAGATAGGAATTCTCCAAATGCAGATATATTTTGATTTAACTCATCCTTAGTAAGTCCAGATTCTAAAACCAATTCAGAATACGCTTTTTCTGCTGCCTTTGCTTCTTCTTCAGTTCCACCCTGCATTTTTGCTGCAACTCCAGCCATTTTCTGAAGGATTGGATTCTCTGAAAGCAATGCTGCTGCTCTGTCTGGAGTTTGTTCTTTCCACGCTTGTTCAACATTGCGCATATCATCGCGCAATCGATATCTTTTAAATCTATCATCAGCAGACATCCCTTGCAGTTTGTCCGTGAATGAAGTTCCAAACATGAATGCGCGGGTTGCAAGATTTGAAGTGTCTTCAATATCTGAAGCAACACCAGACACAAAAGATCTAGCGGCATTCTTTGCCCCCTTATAAGCCTCCTGTGTATCTTTTGCTGTGGCTAGACCTAATTGATATCCAGCACCTACAACAACAGGTTTTACAATGGCTTCTTTTGCCAATTCGTATCCACCAGTTGCCATCTGACCAAAACTCTGTGCAGCGGCAGGTAAAAACTCAGAAGCGGCTTTTCCCGCAGATTCAAGCAATGGAACTTTATCTTTTTCATCGAAGATCATTCTTTCTTGAGTATCTGAAAGTCGTTTTCCTTCTGCCTTTAACTTTTCAAGATTAGAAACATCAAACTCTTTTTTAATGCTTTCCTCTTCCTGCTGCTTAAACTCATTATCAGCAATATCAAGAATTGACCCTTGTTCTTGATTTTGTTCAGGCTTATTTATTTTTGCAAACTCTTCATCTGCAACATCAAGAAGACTTGGTTCATTTTCCATTTTTATTTAGCCTGTTGTAATTGCATTTTTAAAGATTTGTATTGGTTGATCAACTCTTTTGCAGCAGGATCATTTGCTTGAGACTTTGGAATTGATTTCATTCTTGCAGCAAGAACATCAATGTCTTTTGTAAGTTGCGTTCTATCTAAAGGAATATCAAATGGCTTAATTACATAATCTGGATTAACTCCAGCATCAGATGCCATTTGAGTAAATCTTGGAATTGTCTCTTTATTTGCTTTTTCAAGACCCATTCTTGTTAACTCCATAGTTAACTTTCTCATTTTTTCTCTATCCGCTGGTGGAAGTTTAGATCCTTTCGAGAAACTTTCTGTAATAAATTTTGGATCATACTTACTAAAGAATGAACGCGCAGATTGAATAAGAGCAACGTCACCTTCACGAACAGCAACACCGGGATCAATCAATCGTTGAAATGCATTGATTGCAGCAATATCAGAAAAACCATCTTGTTTTTCTAACGAAGCTAAAATTGTGTCTTTAGAATCTCTAAATGTTAATGCTTTTGAGTACAACGGATCTTGCCTCAAATTATCCTGCATGGATAAAACCATCTGGACTTGTTCTTTATTTAGCCTTGGAGTAGACCCCGGCTTAACATACTTGTCATCCACCTCTGGTTGCTCAACAAAAAACACACGCTTACCCAATCTATCATCATAATGTGGTGTTATTTTAGCTTCCTTATAACTAGGAAGTAATGTTTTGATTTTTGAAACCGCTTTTCTTGCATCAGCAGCACTTTCATATGCAAAATCTGTCAATTCTCCAATTGTATCATCAATATTTTGCTGAGATGGTTGTTGCACTTGCTGATCTTGAGGTGCTTTACTAAGCATTTCCTCAATCATTTTAAGCCTATTTTCCTCAATCCTTGCGAGTTGATCTGGAGTTGCTTTAAATGAGGTTGGTTGAGTTGTAGCGGGAGTTGCTGAACGAATCTCTGGAGTTGGTGTAACTGGAATAGCAGCACGAACCTCTGGAGTTGGAGTTGGAGTTACTTCTGGAATAGGTGCTGAAGGAACCATAACACCACCCGTTGCGGCTTGCTGATTTGCAAGTGGTGGATTGGTTACAGCAGCAATTTGCTCCTCTGTAATAACTGGTTCAGGTTTCGTTACAACTCTAGGTTGATATGAAATATCAAATAACGCTCCTACTGGTTTGTAAGGTGGCAATTCTTCGTCTTTAGGAGGTGGAACTAATGACTCCTCATCAAAATTAATCTTTCTCTCAGAGGGTACGCTGCTAGATGTATCTTCTGGAAGAGGGTCACTGTCACTTGATTTAACAATATCTGGAGAAAGAGATCCTGCTGCCCTTGTTTTAACTGGAACTTTATCTCCTCCTCGTTGAGTTGTTAGGCTATTTAGATTTGCAAGTCTTGCTGTATTATATTCTCTTTCAAATTTTAGTTCTTCTGGGGTCTTTTCTGATTTGATTTTAGCAAGATTTACATCACGCAGATATTTAAGCGCATCCTCATCTTTCTTTTTAGCTTCATCATCCTTTGCTTTATAAGCACTGATAATTGGCTCAGAAAACCCCTGTAGACCTTTTGCAGCACCAATGCTGACTAACTCCTGCTGCGCGGATGGAACCTCATATTTAGGCATTGGAGTAAAGCTCACGCTTACCCCAACGTCTAGAGGTTTCAGTGCAGAAAGAGGACTCGCTCCAAGGCTTGCTGTCTGTGGAGTAAAAGTGTAGCCACCAGTGGGGAGTGCCATAAGTTAAGCCCCGCCAAATGTTAGTCCAGATGCGGAAGGAGTTGCAAATTGATTGACACGCTGATTAGTGCCACCGACCCCTTGGTTTGTAGCACCAGCGGTTGTCAGTGCAGGGTTGACCATAGCTGGACTAGTAATGTTGCCAGAAGCGGATGGGAGGACACCTGAAGCAGCACCGAGGTTAGACATCGCACCTTGACGAGCAGCATTCACATCGTATGCAGAACCCATCGCTGAAGTTCCTGCCCCTTGTTGTGCAACCAAGTTACGTTGTTTTGCAGCGGCATCTTCTGCCGATTTAACTGCATTAATTCCACTTAAACTTTGCTGTGCCTTTTGCATTCCTTCACGCGCAAGAGCAGAATTTGCCTGTGTTTGCGCTTCAATCAGTGCTTTTCTTTGCGCTTCTTCAGCTTGCTGTCTTGCAACTTCAGCCTGATCCTGTTGCATTTGCATTTGCATTAGCATCATTTCACTATTGTTATTTTGCGGTTGCGGTTGCGGTGCGGGTTGTGATCCTCCTCCCATAATGTTACTCCTTAATTTTAATTTTTAATTGTTTGTTAATGAAATACGATTAATACTTCAAATTGTCAATTCTTATGTTCCACCAAACTTTAATCCACTAGCAGATGGCATGGAAAACTGATTTGTTTTTTGTTGACCCATTCCAGTAGCCTGATTTGCAAGAGGTGCATTTGGTGATATTACAGTTGGCGCAGCAACAGATGAAGTTGTAGTTGGAGTTACAGTAGGTGCTGGGTTAAGAATTGCATTTGTTGCTTTTTGATCAACTTGTCCAAGTGGTTGCGCAACTTGTCCTATTGGTTGTTCAATCTGTGCAACTGGTTGCATATCTTGCTGTGCAGCTTGTTGATTTTGCAATTGAGATTGTTGAGAAGTTTGCATTCCTTGCAATTGCTTTGTGATGTTAGCTTGCCTATCCTTCATCATTTGATATAATTCTGCTCTATTTGCATCCGCTTGATTAGGTTTGCGAACTATTTTTTTCCTATTTTTAGCATCCTCCCTTCCTTTCCCAAAAGTTTTCCTTTCGATTGCTGCACCCAATGGATCAAATACACTTTGACCCCATACGCTTGTTTGTCCTCCCATAATATTACTCCTTTATTTTAATTGGTTAAATTTCTTTCGGGCTTCTTTACACAAATCAGACCCAGCTTTGAATTGTCTGCAAGAGTTTGGTCGATCTGCGTATATTTTGCAACATACCTTTTCTCCAACTTTACCATCCAAAGCAATGCATCTTGAGTCAGTTGTTTTCATCAGAGGGTAGTCTTCCCTTTGCATTTCTTTCGGGATACCACTTGCGTCAGATCGATCTCGTCGCAACACAGGCCAAGACCACTTAAAACAACAGCAAGCACCGCATTTTTCGCAATCGTATTCATCTTCCATTAACCTATTTTATTAGCGGGTTTTCCAATTCCACCCAGTGCAGATGTTCCAATGGATTGAAATGCATTAGCCCATCCCTGTGATACCTTCTCTTCACCAGATGGGGGAACACTATAACCTCCCACAGAAGAAAATTCTAAGCTACCAGTGCCATCTCCAGCTTCACGTTGCATTGCTGTCCATGCTGAAGCGGAATCAGTTTGTGATTTTGCTGCACGATCATAAGGTGACGATGCAGTTTGCGCGGCTTTTCCAAGTGTATTGCTTAACAAGCTTTTTAATTGCTGTTGTTGCTGATCTTGTCTAAATGCCTTAGATTCTGCTGGAGTTGCTTGTATTGCTTTTGGAACTGTTCCAGTGGCATATTGCTGTTCTCCAATTGCATTTACACCTTGCGGCATTTGTTGTTGATTTGATCCACCCATAATTTTATTTGTTCCAATCCACTGGTTTAAACCCTAAATCTGGTATCACGATATCTTCGTATGGAGCAAGATGCGAAATGTTAGTGATCTTTGCTTTTAACTTTGGACAATCAACGTGTGGCCCTTGATGCCGATCAACGCAGTTCAAACAGACAGGATAGAAGTCAGCATTAAGTGATTTGTCAGGATTGTTCATCCACCCATTCTTGCCTTTCACATATCGAGTTGGATCTGGTTGGACATTGTTTGCCTCTAGATACTCGTAAACATCATCATCATTCCAATCTTTAAGCAGATAAAGTGAAGTTGGATTGCCATCGACGTGCCTGATATCTTGTGATATCGGAACATGACCTTTGATTAAATCCGTATCTGTAAACTTAGTTCCGATCCAGACTGCTCCCCAAGGAAAATTAAATGTTCCCGTGGGTCGCATCAAAAAGTCATCAACACCACACATGAATGGTTCGTTTGCTTTTGGACGCTCAGTTCCCAGTGACAAGACAACGGAATTTTGGCCCCATTGGAAGTAATGAAGAAGATCAAACCGAACCTCACCAGTTTCTACATCAGGCCCATCTGCCAACGTATGCTTGAAGGCTGGATATTCATACATTGCCAATTGCCAATCCTTGATCAATTTATCAGAATACGCATATCTTTCGCGGAATTTAGGTTGCCGAAATTGTACTACTGGCAAGTCAATTCCACACTTGAATTTCAAAAAGTGAAGAAGGACAGTTGAATCCTTTCCACCAGACCAAAAGATGACCGCATTGGGCCATTGTTTGTTCCAACGAACAGCTTTATCTATTGTTTTATTTATTAGGTTTTTCATTAAATTAGAATTGCAGCACCAAGTGCCGCTCCCGCAACTGCACCACCACCAGAAATCCATTGACCAGTTGCTGCATTTTTGCTTTGAGCATTTTGCGCTCTCACTTGGTTGATCATGTTATTGTAATTCTGAGTATCAGCAACATTAGCTGAATGAGCATTTTGAATATTGCCCATAGAACGATTAATTGCATCCTGTGCAGTTTGTCCTAGTCCTTGCGCACCAGATAGAACCCCACGTTGCCAGTCTTGCAATCCTTGTCTGTTTTGGGCCTTTGCTGCCTCTTGACCAGAAATCAACGCAGATGGGTCAATGCCACCCTGCATTTGGTTAGCATCAAGATATTTTTGGCGCAACGCAAAATCCTCAAGTGCAATCTGTCTTCCTTTTTCCGTGGATTGATCGTACATTGCTGCTCGACCCATGCTGGAGGATGGATCGATTCCAGACTGCATCATTTGAGCCAAACCCTTAGTTTTAGCCCAATCATTCAGTTTTTGTTGCCAGCTTTCGGGAGATGTAAGCTTTTCAATTGTCTCACCAGCACTAGCCCTCATTCTTGCGCTTGCAGGATCAACGGATTCTTCAAATTTCCTAGCACGATTAGCGTTCTCAATACCTAACTCAAATGCCTGTTTAGACAGTTGAGATCCATCAAATGTTTGCTCAATAGGCTTAACCTGAGTAGCCATCTCCAAGAATTTAGCTTGTGATTCTAAGCCACCATACATACCTTTGTTAGCATCAGAAGCTAACATCATATTAAGTTCAGGTGTAGGTTTCTGTACCTCTGGTGTGTATGTAGATCCGCCCATATTATTAAGTAGTGATAGAGTAAATCTCTCTTTTGAGAGGAGTCAACCCTAATTTTTCCATTATTTCGTTTGTAAAGTTAATTCGTTCATCCTTTAAAGGAACACCAATATAACCCGGTGAGTTTGTGATTTGAGAGTATGTGATCCAATCATTCATGCACTGAATAACGTCTCTAGGACGAGTGAATTTAGGGTGAAATGCTGGATATATAGTTGGCAAAAACACATGATCAGAATAGCCATATAATTCACCATCACGATAATGTGCATAAACATTAATGTTAGGATGCTCGATTATTTTATGATCAAATTCCTCGGCAAAATCAACCAATTCTAAGAATTCGTTTGTGCCTTTTGGAACGAGTTTGTATTGCATTTTTGGTTTCATATATATATTAATTAAATCCAACTAAAATATCTTCTTTGTTGGAGGTTTGTATTGTATTGAATCTCTCAGCTTCCGCTTTAAGTATGATTTGACGATCAAAATTAGAACCGCAAATCGCACATGGCAAGCAATTATTTTGACCAGTGCTAAACGGAATTGAAGAGTAAATAGGTACAACAGGATCATCACCAAACGGAGATATAAACTTATTTGGAAAGTTAGTAGCATCTAATTTTGATGTTGTTATCGATGGCATATTAACAAGGATTTTGCGCTTTAAACTGCTGTGCAGCAGATGTTGCGGCCTGTAAAGCAAGTACTCCTGCCTCTTCTTGAGCGTGTTCAAACGAAATATACGACAAAAACGATGCTGATGCAGTCGCTGAAATTGATTTAGATGGATTAATGTTGCAATTTAGCGTTGCTGTTTTGAACACCTTGGCACTCCACGATTTATCATTAGGAGATTGTTGCTCGTATGGGTTAGGAAGCAAATCTATCGTCAACGATTCACCATTTTGAGAAACAACGCACGATTGGGTTTCGTCACCTTGAGGTGCGCCAGTGGATTTTTCCATCCAAGGATCCATGAACAAACGGATAACCTCCACACCAAACTCACCGCACCATTCAATCAGCAATGAAAATGCCTTATCCACATCATCTGTCAGTCGAGACTCGCAAGTGGAAAGAAGTGAGTTACGTTGAGCGGATTCTGTAATCAACCTTCGATATTGAGTATTGAGCAATCCAAGATCTCGGATTTGTTCCTCATAGGGAGTATTGTCCCATTGGTAATTATCAGTGACTGCTAGCAATCTCTTTTTAAGGATAGAGTTATAGTTGCCTTTGCTGCCCCTGTAAGACACTTCAACGTCAACAGTGCCTCCAATCTGAGTGCATTCTATCTCTCCGTATTTAAATTGCTTTAAATCCATTTGATCACCCAACAGAGGTGTTTCAAATTGTGAGTAAATGCGGTTGTATAGAGTTGTGGTTGTCTTATCTGGGTTTATTTGCAAGTAAGAGTCAACCCTTTCTGGCTGGAATGATTCCCACAGGTGATTGTATGAGCCATCGTTAGTAGCTGAGTAATCAACAGAAAAGTGAAAACACCTAGATTGTCCATTAATAATTCCAGATGTCCATTCAACAGGACGTGTGCCTGTCCATACTCCGCACCAAGCTGGATTTTTGTTCTCTCCCCATTCAGACGCGGCAGCGTAATCTAACACCATTGTGTCGGAATTCAATGTCTGCATGAAAGGCACGGAATAAAGCAAGTAATTCTCAAATCCAATAGCGCAAATTTTAGTTGCATCAGAGGTGATTAATCTCTTTGTTCTTGCCATTTCTAAGTCCTTACAAAGCACCTGAGATGATAGATATGCCGTAGCAGCAGGATCGGTTGTTATCAGCCCGTTTTGCGAATACCACCACATCTGACCTGCCTGAAAAGCAATTGATTTTCCAGCAATACATCCAACGGATGGGTAAAGTGTAGATTGGAAGTTTTCAGTTGTAACCCATAGCGTTCTGTCGAAGACATTGGATTTGAGTTGAAATGTAGACCTATCAGTAAATACAATAAGTCTCGTAGACGTATCCTGTCCAACATAACTCACCATTCCAGTTACTGGTCGTGAAAAACTAAAGTCACCACGGGAAGTTCCAGTGGCACGTTCTTGGAATGACGTTGGATCACCCAAATCTGATGCCAAAACAATGTTTTTATTGGCAATCCAAAGACGATTTCCAGAGTATGCCATCCAATACCCCACTGGAATTGTTGATGTCTGAGTACCAACTTTATCAGAACCATCCCAATATGCTGGGTATGAAATGCCATCTTGGATCATAACAATCCTGTGTGATGGAGTCGAGAATTCTTGACTTCCAGTAGTCAGATTTGCAGATTTAGTTGCTAGTGTAAAAACAAACTGATCTACATCCGCTGATAGCTTTATGTTTTTTAGTCTGTAATCTTCCCAATTGCTTGGCTGAACCAGCGGAAATGGGGAGTAATAGACATTGCCATTTACGGCAAACATCATGTAATTTAGTTCGTCTGCAACGATTCCGTTTCCGTTAACATCAAAGATCTTGGCAGGAGTTAGTGTAATCACCCCATTGATATTCTGTGTTACAGGGGCATCCTTTTGCTTGTTTGATGCAAAAAGAATTCCACCTTGAAAGTTTCCAGATGGGAGAGACAACTGCATTTTATGCCCCGGTCTGGTTTGAATCAATCCTCCTCGGACTGTTACGTTAACACCCCATTTAAACTGGTTGTCTGGCAACAACCACGGATTTCTAACGGAATTAACTCCTTGTATCCACCCACTGGATATCTTCGACATCCGACCTGCTGTGATGTTCTCACTTTTCATGTCTAGAACATTACTGGATCAGATGTATCACCATACGTTTCAGAATTAATTTGCGGTGGAACAAAAGCATGACCATCTTGGTGTTCCTGCTGATTTTTAAGGTACGCTAATGAGAATCCCCAGTAACGAAGTGCCTGTTCAGCGAAATCCTTATCTTCAAGATCACAGGCATGGACAGCAGTAATGATTGCACGGGTATGTTCAATCGGAATAAAATCGTATTTTGACGTGATGACTGGAGGCTTAATGCGGTATGCAATCCGCACCCACGCGCATGGTTTACCAATACGAATCCTGCGATATTGTGGGTTGACTTCTTGCGGATGATATTGACCAATCAAGGTTAAATCATTGCTACGTCCGTAGTCCATGGCATACAAGCTCACAAATCCGTCTGTAAGGGGTTTTTGAATGTTAGCAACACTCTTAACTAGGATTGGATCCTCGATGGCATCAACGAAGAATTTGCTTTCCGTGGATAATCCACTAGTTAAAAACTCTCTTCTTCCAACAACGCTAGAGAGGTTTTGAGATTGTGCTTTTGTGGCATACAATTCAAATTCATTGTTATCAATTCGACGAATGAAATATGTCGTTCCAGCAACAAGACCATCTGGCAGGACATCACCTGAGTTGGCTCGCACAGTAACGGATTGACCAGTTGTGTATAACGAAGCATCAGCCACAATGCTTGTAGATGGAGATACATTTAAAGTGCGCTGAATATCTAGTGCCAATTGACCAGTGCCGGGGGTCGTAATCGGAACCAACACTGATGCAGAATACACATTAACACTATCTCCAATCACCCTAACTTGGTAATCAGTTCCAGCAACAAGCGGAGATGGCAACACTCCGCTAGTTGAAAATTTTACAGTCTCATTTTCCTGCAAAAACTGCACAGAAGAGGGTTGAATCAGGTTGTTATACGGCAATGGAGAGACGGAAAACCTCTTTGCATAGTACGATTGACCAGTTCCAAATGAAACTACGTTAATTAATCCAGTTGTTCCACCAGCAGTTGCATCTCCTGATGATGTATATGCTGTAGCAAGAGACGTTGAAAGCACATTTAAATATGCTGGAGTTGAACCATTATCAATCGATGGACTAGTTGTTGGTAGCAAATAGTCAGTTCCCCAATAAATCGTAGATGGTGTGGTTAAATTTGTGAAATCACCTAGCCATTTATTTGTAAAAGAAACACCAAATGCACGGGACAAAACAACGTAGAATGTTCCAGTAGCTGATGAGGTTATGTTTACATCACTAAAATCAGAGTTTTTAACTGTAAAAGTTCCAGTTGAGCCATTCAATGGAGTTTCTGCGCGATATGCTGTTCCAGATACAAGCGGTGAAGGAAGTGTTCCTGTCGCAGAAAACTGCACAAACACACCAGTTGATGGGGTAATGATTACACTTGGTCTAGAAACATATCCAGTTCCAGTGGTGATTGTATTTATTGCAATCACACTGCCAGAATAAGACTCCATTGCCGTTCCTGTTGCAATTGCTGGAGTGCTTCCAGTGCCTACTGCGGAATAGGTAAATGTTGTTGAGTTTGGTATAGATGCAAGCATTGGGCCTGTTGCTGGAGTCGATGAAATTATCGTCAATGTTTGATATTGAAAATTATTATTATCAATAACATTTATTGAAAAGGATCCATTATACATCGATTGATTAGCACCAGTTACACCTGAAATTGTAACTATTTGACCATCTACAAAACCATGATTAATAATATTACAACTAGCAGTGGTTCCTCCAACTGTTCCAGTTAGCTTTGTTGCTAATATTGTCTTATCAATTGTTGGAACAGAAATAGTTGTTTTTCTGTTATAAACTCCAGTCGTATCATTCAACACACCAGACACCTCAACTGTATCACCATTGAAATAACCATGACCACTTGGTATAACACAAGTTACAGTGCCTGACAAATATGTTAAATTAGGACTTACTATTTGATTTATTGTTGAGTTTATCGTTGCCGTTCCAGTTGCTCCACTTCCACCACCACCAATAACTTTTACTTGAGGAGCATCATCATATCCAAATCCTCCAGAAATTCGTGTGAATCCAGATACAAATGATGTTGTGATTGCTGATGTTGCTTTTGCTGTTCCAGAATCAAATGAAATAGCAGGTGCATTAATGTAACCAAACCCGCCATCAGTTATTACGATTGAGGTAACAGCACCTCCAGCTATCAGCGCATAGCCAGTCGCTGCCCTAGCTTCAATAGTGCTTCCAGTTGGTGGTTGTGGTGGAGAAGAAAATGTTACATTTGGAGGAACTGAGTATCCACTTCCACCAGCAGTAACGCTAACACCTGTTACAGATCCAACAATAACAGCTTGAAATTGCGCTCCAGATCCAGATGGAGTTGATAAAGCAAGTCCGCTTGCGGTTATCTGACTTTCTGTTCCTGTCCTTGATGCTGCCTGAATAAGTTTAACAACAGAAACTGTACCTGATCCAGCAGTCGTGAGCTTGATTGGATTTACAAAATTAGTTGGTGAGGATGAAAGCGCGTCAGCCTGTGTAGTATGGATAGATACAGATTTAGTATCTACAATGTTCACAAAATAATTTTGGTTTGCAATTAAAGGTTGTGGAAGCGTTCCACCAGATGTGAATACCTGAACCTGATCGCCTTGAGTCAGTAGGTGATTTACGCTAAATGTTAGCTTTGTCTCTGGAACAATCTCTTTGCGGATATCAACATTGATTGGGTTAGTTGATCCTGTTGTGTGAACTTCGTTAACATTTGCTTGCGCGTCCGAAATAGAATTAAAAACCTGAAGATGTGTGGAGTCTAAAAGATTACCAAAGTATGTAACTCCAGAACGCAATCCAATGGGCAATGCTTGACCAGATGGAAATGTGATTGGATTTGCCGTTGTAATCTCAATAGTAGGAGCAGATGCGAATTGAAGAGCAGTCACGACAAATGAAGTCCTAGAATCTAGGAATTTCAATGGCCCTGCTCCTACTATACTTTGGAGGGAGATTGGGTAGTTTCCAGCCTGTGCGTTGAGGGAATCGTTGTAGATTTGAATGGTCAATGCATCCAGAACACCAATGTAATAAACCTGACCATTTGAAAGTGGAACTGGAATAGTGCCAGAAATCGCAGTAATAGCCATTCCCTGACCAGAATCAAGCGTATGGGGGGCTGTAGACGTAAACTTGCTAATCGGGGTTATAGCAACCTCACGGGTGCGGATAGTGGCATCGTCTGGAGCGATTGTTCTGTAAGCGAAATCAGATTGTGAATGGATTGGGATTAGCAGACCATCAACACCAGTTCCGTCTTTTAATTGACTACGCAGATCTCGGTTGTTTGAATCCGTTCCAGTAACGCGAATGATCTTTCCTACGTCATTTTCGCTTTCGGCAATGGCAACCAACTGCGAAGGTTGAACAATCTGCATGAGAGTAGCCACATAGCCTCGATCATCCCATGCCCAGTCTACAGTGTTGAATTGACCACCTTTGTTGACATGGTATTGGAATAGACGATTTCGGAAGTAGACTGGGGAGCCATCTACATTGACCGCAAGAGGAACATCGATTCCACGGGGAAGAGCAACAGTACAACCATCCCATCCTGTGCAAACATCAACGTCTGCTGTGGATTGCATCCAATGCCCAGACTCCATAAGCGTCTGGACAGCTTGCGTGATTTTGCGGTAAACTCTTTTCTCGTCAGTAGTTCCTAAAATCTCCGCACATTCCTCAAAGATTTGATCGACAAACATGACGATAAATTAGCGCATGGATCCTTCGGATGCAATAGAATTCAGAAAATCTTCTTCACTAGCCATTGCCGCACCTTCAGCAGCGGGAACTTGTCCATCGAGCGATTCAGTTGCGGCTTTTTGACCTTCAACTTCAGCGGCAAGAGCATCAATCGCTCCAGCAAGTTGCATGGCAATGCTATGGAGTTCATCAAACTTTGATTTGCTTACTGAAATATTAACTGAACCCTCTTCTGCCATTGGAGAAGGAATTCCGCTCATATCTTCAGGGAGATCCATTCCCATTGCAGGTTCGGGCATTGCTGCCTCAGTTGTTGGTTTTGCCATATAAATTAATCCTCGTCTTCTTCTCCACCGATTTCAATCTCGATTTTGGTTTTTGGTTTGCTTTCAGATTCCATTCCAGCTTCTTCCTCTTCTAGTCCAGAGTCAATAGCTTCCTCGTCATCCATCTCTTCTTCCATTGGCATCATTTGAGATGCACCTTTAGCTTTAATGCCACAGATACACAACTCAACGCAATGACGTTTTTCAGTCTTGCCATCACGCATGGTAGTCTCATCCTTCTCCATTGTCTTCTTGAAGTAGATGGTAGCAGTTCCCTCTTTAGGAAGGTTTTTAAGCCCCTCTGCGTTCTCAAAATAGAGTGAAGGATAATGGTAATCGCTTTTAGGCTTTTCCATTTCCTCCATTGACATTGGCTTAACTTCCTCACCTAGATCCGTAAATCCAGAAGGGAGATTGTATTTTTCTTTAGTGTATGGCATATTATTCAAGTGGTTCACACAACAACGGAAAGTTCGTGTCGCATGGTGGGCATGGTGTGCAGTAACTCATAATTTTATTATTCTACTTGAACTGATCCTGACAAAAACAAAAATGTATTATTTCTAAAGTTTGAATTTGTTAATGTAACTCCATTTCCAGAACCATCAATATATCTAATTATTGCTGATGTTGTTGTGTTAAAATATGAATCAACATTTGCTCCACCAATTCCATCAACGCTTGGAATTGATACTGAAAGATTGCCAGTAGATATTCCACTTGGAGATAATGGGAATGGAAAACCATTTATTGCAACATCTCCAGTTGCACTACCCTTGCTTGAAAGCTGTATTTGCAAATCAAATATCATTCGATTTCCAATACGAGTATAATTACCAATTTGCGTAGTATATGTAACTCCAACGCTTGCTCCACCGAATGATAATACAGGAGTAAATACACCTTCTTGATACCAGTCTAACATCAATGGATTGGAACTCAATTGATTTCCGATAAGATGACCAACAATAGTATTGGTTGTATTGCTGGAAGCATTACCTGTGATTACAAGTTGATCGACTGTTCCCAAATTTTCAAAATCAACAAATACTACTCCAGTAAATGGAGTGGAATTAAATACATTTCCTGTAATTGAAATATTTTCAATTGTTGCACCAGATGTTATTGCAATAACCTTTTTAGTTCCGGGCATCCGAATTTCAATTGTTTCTCCATTAGGAACTGGAGAAGATGTTGTAATAGTATATGGGTTCCCTGCTGTAATTGTATAACTTGAAGAAGGTTGAATTACACCATCAATTAATACTTCATATGCTGATGATAATGTAGTTGATGCATCACGAAGATTAAAAACTGTTTGTATTCCATTTCCAATATATCTTGTGGCTCCAGCAACCCATCCAGCATAATCCCAATAAAAAGAATTTCCAGTAATTGTTATTTGCGTTGCATCTCTGATTTCCAAACAATTAGCATTTCCACCCAAAAATCCAGAATCTCTAAATTGATTTCCAGTTAGAACTAATGAAGTGTATTGTGATGTTGCTTCCATTAATACTGGAGTATTTGTTCTTTGGAATAAACATCCAGTTATTTCAATTGCAGGGTCATATACAGAATCAATTTTGACACCTATTCCCCAAGGCCCAAATCGAGAATCCGTAATTTTTGTGTTATTTTTACCACCTCCAGTTATTGCAATTGCTGCTCTTGTTGTATCAAAATTCTGTTGAGCAAAATCGAAATAACAATTATCAAAATAATTGTCGTAGTTTGCATATATTGTTCCCTCTCCAATTAACACATCGCCTTGTTTTCCACCTCCAAAATATGTATTTGAAAAAGTAATATAATCTCCACCACGGATTGTTAAGCAGTATGATCCTCCTCCAATTAATGAATTAGTAAATAAATGGCTAAAGAAAACTGGGTTTGAAGCATATGCGCTGCCATCAATTTGCAATAATCCAACATCTGGAGTTGTATTTGTAGAACCATAATCACTCAACCTTATTGTAGTATAATGGCAATTCAATCCTCCACGAATATCTAAACAAGTTGGGAATCCTGAGATTTCCACATCTGTCATGTGTGTATTTGAACATGATTCCAAAACAATTCCTTTTTGATATGTTGATGCAGTTAATCTTACTAATACAACATTTCTCCAAGAAAATTCAAAAATGGAACCTCCAGCAGTAGGGTTTTTAACAAGAATAGCAGAATCTACAGAATAATTTGTTAATCGAATTTCAGCACTCCCAACTCCATCACAAAAAAATCCTGTATAATTTGTTTTTACAAAAAGTGTATTTGTAATAATATATATTCCCCTTGGAAAATAAACTCCTGATCGGTTAGTTGCTCCATATCCAAATGGAATGCTATTTAGCGCAGCTTGAATACCAGTAGTATCATCATGGATTCCATCACCAGCAACAGGCAATCCATCATCGCAAAGAAAATCCTTCACATTCACCACATCAGCGAAGCGATTAGCCAATGTCCTTGATGCAGTCGATCCAGTTGCTAATACTGGCTGAAATACATTTTGATCTACTTTTGTGATAGGCATATTATTTAAGTGTGTTGCATGGTGGGCATGGTGTTCCGTTTGTGGATGCTTTAATATTTGCGCTCATGTTTGTTTTTCGTAATCTTCGGGTTTGTCATGCTTACTTGGGAAGTCGGATGGCCAGTTCATTATAAAAATGTTATTATGAAATCGTTTTCTACACCATTTCTATTTTCAATATAAATTAAATTATTTTGGATTCCAACTGTAACATTTCCAACAGAACCTGTTGTTCCATTTAATGGAGTATTTACAATAACAGTTTGTGCTGCGCCAGCATATTTTATTGAAGATGGGGTTGCGCTTGCTCTATACCATGCCATCATGTTTTGTTGACTACCTTCCCCAGCAATAAGAAGAAATCCCGGATCGGGGAGTGTTGGTGGAATAATTGTTGTAAAATAATTGTTTGCAATTGTTACTTTGTAGCGATTGTTTATTACCCCCCATATGTTATTGGATTTTTCTCTTACTTGACCAAGATATGTGTCTTGCCAAATTGATCCATCTTTTACATTTGGATAATCCGCTAACGGATGCCAAGGTGCTTTAACATTCACCATTGCGCTACTTGGCGATCCATATATAATTGGGTCTGTATATGTTGCAGGATTAGAGGTGCAATTAGTATATGTAAAATCTAAATAAATATCTTCGTATGATCCTGCTCCTGTAATCGGTTCAATTCTTACAGCCCTTGCTGCTCCAGACAAATGACATCCCCTTAAATGAATTTGTTTATGATGGAAATTTTGAGCTACATTAGATATTGTAAATAAATATTGCAATCCACTGTTTGATGATTGCATGAAACAATTATTGAAATAAATATGTTCACATGGCAAATCCCAACCCGGATATTCTCCAACACTACCTGCTTCATAAATTCTTACTGTTTGATACATCTTTTCAAATGAAACATCTGTAAAATATACATGATCTGATGCAAGTATTTCTGCTCCATATCCACATGAATAAGTATTATCGCGTGTTTTTACAGAACAATTTGAAATATGAACATTTGTTGCTACTGCAACTTGAAATCCTGCAAAATTACCTGCCCCATGACCAGTTGGAAATGATCCAAAAGTATCGTTAATATCTTCAACTGTGCAATTATTGAAATAAATATTTTTATGTTTTTGTCCAGCAACAGTTGTCGCGCCAAGAACTTTAAATCCGCAACCACCATGCCACTCTGTTGCGGCTGGATTGTTAACAACAATGGCAGATCCAGAATTCACAGAACGGCAATTTTCAAACCATACATCTCTAATTGCAAGTTGCCCACCAAGTCTATATGAGTGTTCTCCAGCACCAATAACGCTCCAACCATTAAATCTTAAATCAAAACAACTATTTGATGCTAATATTGATTCAATCAATAATCCGTTTTCTCCGGGGCTACCATCACAAGTTGATGCTGTAAAAACACAAGTTACATTATTAAATGTGCTTCTTGATGTATCTTTCAAATAAATCCCTGTTGAGAAATGTTCAACCAATGCGGAATTTACTGTCATCAATTCTACATTTTTAATAAACATACCCACGCTAAAATACTTACAATAAAAGTTATTTATTGTAATATTTGAAAGTTTTGTTCCAGTAGGAATGCTTTCAATTTCAAGAGCAAAATTGGTGCTATTATACACTCCTTGTGCTGTTGCTGTAATTGAAAGTTTATCAATAAGAACATTGCTACCTTTAATTAAAACTCCCTTATCTCCTGTTCCTGCACCAGTTCCACCTCCGGGGGTTGTAATAATTAAAGAGTCGATTGCGACTCCAGATTCAATTGTAATACCGTGACCAACAGCGGCTGACAATCTATTGAATGTTGAATTATAGGATAATACTTGCGTATTTTGTTTTATTGTTAATTGCGTATAACCATAAGTTTTTCCAGCTTCAAACAAAAGCGTTTTTCCTTGTGAGGCAGTTAGTGCAGTTTGTATTTTTGTGGTTTCATTAGAACCATCACCAATCACACCGAAATCCATCACATTGACCACATCAGAAAACCTGTTTGCGAGCGAACGAGCAGTCGAACTATTAGTAGCAAGAGCGGTAGCACTCGATGCGTTGCCTGAAAATACTCCATTTGGATTGGAGAAGTTTTTAGACCCTGTAATAGTCTGTGCTGTATCTGTCGTACAGATACTTGTTTCAATTACATTTTGATTTGCTTTTGTAATTGGCATATTATTTAGATTCTAATGTTTCTACTTTAGCGGAAAGTTGTTGAATTGCTTTAATGAGAGGGGCAATAAGTTCATCATATCCAATAGCCATTACATCATCTCCACCATTATGATTTGCATTTTGGAATCCTCCGAAATCAACTCCAGTAGATTCAATAAGTTGTTTAACTTCTTGAGCAATCAATCCATGATGGTAACGATTGCGTTTTTTGCTTCCATCGTGAGTGATATTTGCAAGTTTTGCATCTTCAATCCATTTTGTTTTAGCTTCCCTGTATTCGTTGTATTTAACCAGTTCTTCTTGATATTTTGCTTTATCTTCTTCAGAGGCATCATCAAGAAGTTCTGATGGTTTACTTACGACAGCAGGTTCTTCTTGAACATAATCTTCACGCATATCCCATTTAAAATCAACGGGACGAAGCGCATTCACAAAATCAAGTCCAAGAGTTGTATCACGAATATCTGTTTTGTCTCTAACATCAGAACGACTTGAAACAGTTCCATATACCCAAGTTGAAGTGGCTGAATTTCCGATTTGAACTTGATTTGACAATCCAAATGTTCTTGCTTGATAACCAATTCCAGTGCTATTTGTGCATGAAGTATCAACTGACAATGATTGATAACCTAATGCTGAATTGTAATTTCCAGATGTAATTTCTCCACCAGCACCAGCACCAAAAAATGAATTTTGACTTCCGCTAATATTTTGATCTCCTGCGCTTGCTCCAACAATAGTGTTTTCGCTTGCTATTGTTGATGAAGCTGAAGCACTGTATCCAATTACAGTGTTTGTACTACCAGATGTATTTGACGGAAGCGCACTTCTGCCAATTGCTATATTGTTATTTCCAGTTTGTGAATTAGAAGATGTTGCGGCCAAAGCACTATGTCCAACAGCTACATTGTCCGTTCCTGTTGTATTAAATCGGAGCGCACTTGTTCCAACGGCAGTGTTATTACCAACAGTATTTATAGTAAGAGAATTAAGTCCTACAGCAACATTTCCTCCTCCCGTTTGATTTGAAAATAAGGCATTACTTCCAACTGCAATATTGTATGAACCAGTAGTATTTCCTTGAGAAGCATTTCTTCCAAGAGCGCAATTTCCTGTTCCAGTAAGACCACCAGAAATTCCTCTAAGCGCACCAGACCCAACGGCAGTATTATCTGACGCAGATGTGTTATACTGCAATGCAGTGCTTCCTACAGCAGTATTGTCACCACCTATGTTTACAGTAAGAGCATTAACACCAATACCAATATTCCCAGAACCAGCTTGATTTACAAATAAAGCATTTGCTCCAATACCAATATTGTATCCACCAGTAGTATTTCCCCTTAATGCATTCCCTCCGATTGCACAGTTTCCAACTCCACTTACATTTGATGAAAGAGCAGACTCTCCAAGTGCTGCATTTGCAGAAACGCTACTTGCACCTCTGCCAACAGTAAGTCCATTGATAAGTGTGTCGTTTGAAATTGTCTTGACTCCAGTAATAGTCTGCGCTGTATCCGTTGTGCAGATATTCGGAGCGATTACTGCTTGTGTGGTTTTAGTTAGTGGCATATTATTATTTTTTTGTTGTTAAATTATTTTGCAATCCAACCAGTGTTTCCAGAACCTGATTCTTTTACATATAATGTAGAAAGTGATCCTCCAGTCAAATTAGTATAAACACTACCAGTTGGTGCTGTAACAACTCCATTCGGAGAACCAAATCCAGTAATCCAATTTGCAAGCCCAGCAGTCAATGATGTAATTACAATCACCGATCCATTAGGAACAGTTGAAATAGTCAATGTATATGGACTCCCAGCAGTAATTGTGTAATTTGCGCTATCTTGAGTAATTCCATCAATTGTCACCAAGTATGCTGTAGCCAATGTTGTAGATGCTCCAGCGATGTTAAAAATTGTTTGCGATCCGTTACCTGTATAAGCCCAACGCAATCCTCCTGCTGGGAATGCTGGGCCAACAGGCCCGTTTATTCCGTTTGTTCCTGCTGGGCCTGTGGCTCCTGTGGCTCCACCCGGAGTTCCTTGTTGTCCTGTAGCACCTTGGATGCCATTAAGTGAAACAATAACGATTCCAACGCCAGCAGAAGGCGCAGTGCTTAAAGTTATTGAATATGGAGAACCAGCAGCAATTGTGTAATTATTAGGGTCTTGGGTAACTCCATCGCAGGTTACAAGATATGCTGTGTTTAAAGTAGATAACGCTCCTGACAGTGGATATAGAGTGTTTGACCCATCGCTTGTGTATGCCCATCGAATACCACCAGCAGGAGAACTTGGGCCTGTGGCCCCAGTCGCTCCACCCGGTGTTCCTTGTGGGCCAGTTGATCCTTGGATACCATTAAGTGAAACAATAACGATTCCAACTCCGTTTGCTGGAGCAGTGCTTAATGTAATCGAGTATGTAGAACCAGAATTTATGATGTAATTGTTTGGGTCTTGTGTAACGCCATTGTATGTTACCAAGTATGCTGTGTTTAAAGTTGAGAAAGCTCCCGGCAACTCATAAAACACATTTGATCCATTGCTTGTAAATGCCCATCGAATGCCACCAGCAGGAGATGGAAGTCCAGTTGCGCCTGTAGCCCCACCGGGAGTGCCTTGTGGGCCTTGCGGGCCTGTAGCACCAGTGGCTCCAGCAGTTGCAGACATTTCAACAATAGTTAAATATGACCCAACTGGAAGAGGTGCGCTTAATGTCAGAACCCTTGGCAGCGTGCTTGAAATTGTATAATTAATCGGGTCTTGAACAACTCCGTCAATGTATGCCAAAAAAGCATTACGATCAGTTTGATATGCTCCAGTAAGAGTGAATTCTGTTTGTCCAGAACCAGAAAATCCCCATCGCAAAAATGAACCAAAACTATCAAGACTATTTTCAAATAACCTTAACAAGTAACAAAGCAATCCTTCACCTTCTTCACGCGGAATATTATCAACTTCAGCGGTGTTGTTAGGATCACAAGGAATATCCCAAACAACTCGTCCATTTACAACAGTCTTGTTGATTGTTCCATAAAGAGCATATACAAGATTGCTGATTAATGATGGAACGCTTTCATGGGAAATCTGGGGATAGGGGATGTCTTGCCTACAGACATTACTATTTGAATCGTTGCAACATGACATAATTTTAGAATTTTAGTTGTTGTTTTGCTTAATGCAAGTTTTTTTATTGGGTTTTTTGTCTAGAAAATAATAATGAGGAACTGGCTTCATTGTTCCATTCATATCTGGGATATAAAATGTTTTCTTTTCAATAAATCCAAGTTTAATTCCTTTTGAAATCCTAGTCCAACAGATTGTTTTTTTGACATTCCACATTTTACCCAATTGATCTCTGGAATACCAGTCATTTGGTGGTGGATCAGTGGGTTTATTGCTTGCATTAAGGAGAATCTTGAGAAAATCGTTTGGGGTCATGGCAGTCTCCACATCTGTCCTTGTTCCCGTGATGTAATGTGTAGTGAAGACTGGTTAAGTTCTTCGCAATACTCACCCCATAGGAATCCATTCGTCCAAGCAAGGGTAGCTCGGCGGGTTTTTGCGTATTCCATCGAGGATCTTTTTGTCAGAGAACCAATATTGTACCCAGTTCCACCAACAAGATTGCGTCCAGACTGCATTGCAACCTTGTGGGTATGCCCAAAGACAACCTTGCGCCTAGTTCCATTGCAGAATGCTTCTGCGGTGTCTCTAGCAGCCATTTCGTTGTATAAAACACCATGCTGGAATCCAATGTCAGCTAGGTTGTACATCTGGAACACTCCATCCCACGGAAGCAGTGGTGCGCGGAGTTTCTTGCAGCAGTTTTCAATAGCTTCCACAATTTTATATGCGGCATGAGCTACAACCGCATTGTTGCTAGATTGGAGTCTCCAAGCTCGATCTTCGTGATTGCCACACAACACCACATTTGCACCTAGCATTTTGAGGTGCATTAGACCTGTATCAATGTCTGGAATGAGTGGTTCCGCTTCACTGGATCCTTTTGCTCTAGACATTAGACTTGTTAAATCAACAAAATCCCCCAAATGAATGGTTGTATGTGGCTTGAAATCACGTTTGAATTTTAAAACAGCGTCTAATGATTCCTTGTCGCAATATTTCGCGTGTGAACAACTAACTGCTAGGACTTTCTTCCACTTATGGGTAATATTTGCCATTATTTTGCTGTTGATGGATGTATACGGATAAGATCTTTTATAAGTGATTTTTTACGGATCTTTTTCCAGACCCCATCACCACTTTCAGAGTCTCTAGTACCAGACCCATTTGTATTTCCCTCGATGGTCACGATATGACTCATAGAATCTTCAATAACAATTCCAACGTGCGAAAAATCAAATGTAACAATGTCTCCAGCAACTGCTCTATCTTTTTCATTGTAAATACTGGTGGTGTTTGGTCTTTGCTTTGCCCATGATGTTAGACCATATGCCAGTGCTGTTGTTGGCCTCCATTGGTCAGCAGTGCGGTTTTTAAGTCCTAGCCATGCCACAACACCATCATCTTTTAACCACTCACGAATTGACCAATCTACGAACGCTGCACACCAACTCCACGGAGCAGGATCAAGCTCAGTTGCGGATTGGTATTCACGGATGCGCTTACCGGAATTGTTAGAACCAATTTCTCGCACTCCGACTTCACGAAGTGCGATATCGGTTAACTTATGAAGCATTATTTCTTTTCTTTTCGGAACACGTTAATTGCTCCTGCAATAGCCATAGATGCCGCAGCAATCGCATTAGCTTGTTCTGGAGCAACGGCAATACCAAGTCCACCAAGAAGAAAAATCGCACCACGATAAGTTGACGATTCCGAAAGACGAGCCAAGATGTAATCTACAATTTTCATTTATCTTTATATAGTTTGGGTTGTGGTATGAGTGGATTAAACCAATCAATATCGGGTTGTGTTGCTGGGAGGTACTGAAATTTAAGTGAAATTTTAATGTGTCCTAACTCACCAACCTTATCTCCTGCTGGTGGAATTGGAACTGATACACATCCAGTTAAGAATGAGGATCCTAATAGGATAAATGATATTACTATTATTACAAGAGCAAATTTTTTGGGTTTCATTTTGAAATCTGCTTTACCATATAGATGCAAGTCAGAACACCAGCAATAATGGAGATAATTCCACCCGTCAGTCTAATTGACGCTTCTATTTCTGGTAACATACTTACTATAAATCCTGTGGTCGATATAATCGTACCCATTAATCCGTGGTTTGTTGCGTTGTCGTTCATTCCGTTTCCTATGTTTATCATGGCACTACAACTGAAATAGTTGAGTTAGCTGAATTGTATGTTGCGTATGATCCCGCTGGAGTTCCCGATAAAGCCACCGCAGCGTATACATTAGTTGTTGTGCCTTGGAATATTCGGAAATTTGTTGTCCCAGATGGGAATGTTCCGCTAAAAGAAGCTGAAAGTGTATTAGAAGTATAGTATACTGTTGGCGTGATTGCCCCAAATGAGGCTTTCTGAACTTGTAATGTTCCTGCGCTGATTGTCGTTGACCCAGTATAGTTGTTATTAATTCCAAATGTTCTAAGCGTTCCAGTTCCAATTTTTGTAAATGATCCCGAACCAGTTATTTGTCCAGTTATCGTAAAACCAGATGTAGTATTTCCAAAACTTGAGTTTGTCCCAGTAGCTAAAGTGATTATTCCAATATAAATTGGCGTATGCGCGGCAACCACCGACTCATTCCAAAGTGCGCCACTCCCATTTGGCCCAGCACCCCCATTGAGAGTGATATTATTGTTGATCGTCGGACTGGTATAGGTTCTAAATTGCGCTCCGTTGGCAATACTAATTTCGGCATTTCGTAGCGGCAATCCTCCCGTGCCGTCTTGCCCAACACCCCCATTTAGGATATTTATTTGACCAAGACTGGTTCCTGCCGTCCCGTTGAAATAAATTACACCAGTCGCATTGATATTTAAAGTCTGCCCTCCGCCATTTAGAGTTCCAGTTTGTAAGTTAATCTGGAGCGATCCAAGTTTTGTTAAACTTGCCGTTGAGGTAAGGGTAATGGCTCCATTTACAGCAAAGTTGTTGGCATTTAGACTGTATGCAATGTTGCCTCCGCTCAAGGTTGTGGTTCCCAAAACCCTAGCAGTATTATTCGTTCCGTTTCCTATTTGAAGCGTTCCAGCATTGACTGTAGTGCCTCCTGTGTAGGTATTTGCTGCGGTGAGGGTGAGAGTTCCAGATCCATTTTTAATTAGACCGATTGCCCCAGATATTACCAACGAAATTGTTGTATCGGCATAAACCATAAACTGACGGAACGATGCTGTTGCAGATGCGATACATCTAACAACATTTGCTCCAACATTTGCCGCATTAGAATCAGTTAATTTCATTTACATTTGGATCCCAATTATTCCTGTAAGAGTTGGGTTGTCGTTCATTCCTTTTCCTCCGTATCTGGAAAATGCAATCCAAGGTTCAATATTTGGTTATCACATTCTTCTTGAGTTCCTACGAAAAGGACGCTTTGAGTTGCGATTGATTGGTCTGTCTGCTCATACAACACAATTAACTTGTCGGCATAAACCAATTTCCAATTGCCTGTAGAATCATCGTAAGACCAACCATTTTCGTTAGGAGAAATTATCATGGAACTATGACTGAAAGTGTCGAGTTTGCGGAGTTATAGATTGCTGTTGTTCCAACTGGAACACCAGTTAGGGTTACGGATGCGTAAGAGTTAATTGTTGTTCCTGCAAAAAAACGAAAGTCTGTTATTCCCGATGGAAAAGTCCCAGTAAAGGAAACAACCAACGTAGATATTCCAAATGATGCTGTTGGGGTTATTGACCCGAATGCCCTAATAATTTGTAATGTTCCGTTGCTGATTTCAGTTGATCCCGTGTATGTGAGATTACCCGAAAGTGTCTGAATTCCACTTGATGTTTTCCTAAATGTGCCAGATCCGCTAATAACGCCAGAGAAAGTATTGTTTGTGCCATTAGCAATTACTAAATTGTAAATTCCAATATCAATGTTTCCAGCTCCAGCTATTACTGGTAGCGTTTGATTGGCTCCCAGAGCAAGCGTTCCAGCGTTTACGGTAATTGGCCCTGTTGTTCCCGAGAATGTGCCAGAGAGAGTGAGTGTGCTAGTTGCGTTTTTTATCCATTGACCAGTTCCCGTAATTGTGCCAGAGAGAATTTGGTTGGCAGTGCTGGAGTAGATGAAAGATCCTGTATTTGCGATACTCCCAGAATAATTACCCGATCCGAGTTGTCCTGCACCGCTAATAACTATTGTTGTTCTCGTTGCAATTGTTGTATTTCCTAAATAGTTATTTGTTGGATTTAATAAAGTTAGAGTAAATGTAGCCGATGCCCCTGCTGGAGTTTTTAATAATAGCCCATTCGTTCCTGTTAGTTGACCATTTAAAGTTGCCGAACCTGTAAATTGGCTTGATAAATTAATATTAGAGGAACCTGCCGTCATTGTTCCATAAAATTGTATTCCAGTTCCATCAAGACGGAATGCGGCTGCACCACCATCTGCATATTGTGCTGCATTAACAATGATATTATTGTAAATTGAACCTGAGTTAAGCATCAATTGAGCATTGGACGTGCTTCCATTGGCTCCTATGGTAAGCGTTCCTATTCCTATATTGCTTTTTGTTAGAATCCCTCCAACAACAGTGCTTGTTATTGAACCCTGATATAGGCGCGATCCACCACCAGAACCACCATAGGCAATCGTAAACCCTCCTGAAAACGTGTTATTCGCATTTGAAATAGCGTAAGCACCACCATTATTGTTAATGGTCACTGCCGTCTTTGCCGTGGAACCATCTGTAATGAGTGAGGCAACCGCAGCGTTGTAATTCAAGATCGTGATCGTATTTGTACCCGATCCTGAGACCGAGTTGGTGATCGTTCCAGAAGCATTCCCAACTCCCATTGATGCCACGTTTGCATTGAAACCATTGAGATCAAAAATTCCACCATTAACAGTTAAAGCACTTCCAGTACTAAAAGCTGTTGCACTTCCATTTTTTAAAGTGCCGGCATTGATAATTGTTGCTCCAGTATAGGTATTATTTCCACTAAGCGTAAGCGCACCAGTCCCATTTTTAATAAGTCCGATTGTCCCAGAAATTACCGCTGAAATTGTTGTATCGGCATAAACCATAAACTGACGGAACGATGCTGTTGCAGATGCAATACATCTAACAACACTTAATCCAATATTTGCCGCATTGGAATTAGTTAAAATCATCCGACAATAACATATAAAGTGTTAGGGTTTGGAGTTACAATTAAACTATATCCCGCCAAAGTTATCTGAACAATGTTGGTTAGTTGAGTCGCTCCTGTAAGTCCAGTTATATCTGATAGGACAATGTTGGCTGGGGTAACGCCAGTCGCGCCAGTAGAACCTTGCGAACCTACACCAGTTGCGCCAGTTGCGCCAGTTGCGCCAGTTGCGCCAGTTGCCCCAAAGCCAGTGGCTCCAGTCGCGCCCGTGGCTCCTCTCGCGCCTGTCGCTCCAACAAGACCACTTGTTACAATTGCAAATATTAGTTGGTGATTGTTCGCAAATCCAGTTGTTCCAGTACCCGCAGATGTAACTAATGTTGAAGGAATTGAAATGTAACTATTTAATACAATTGTTGGCGTTGCGCTAATTTCCCATGTCTGAAAATTATTTGAGTTATTTTGATCTTGAATTACAAAAGTGTCTCCTGTTTTAAACAAAGGAAAAAATACATCAATATCATTACCAAGAGCTTCAATGTGAGATAATGTTATAGAGGTCGCTGACACTTGAGATACATTATTCCAGAATAAATGTCCATTTGTTGGAGTGCCTGATGTTTGGTTTGTATCAGCTTGGTAGTTATAAAAAGTGGATGACTGACCCGCTATCCCTGTTGCGCCCGTTAAACCTGTCGCGCCAGTTGCGCCTAATCCCGTTGCGCCTGTTGCTCCAAAATCGCCAGTTGCTCCCGTCGAACCCTGTGTTCCTACTCCTGTAGCACCAGTAGCTCCATCTGTTCCAGAAACGCCAGTAGAACCTGTTGCGCCATCTAAACCAGTTAATCCAGTTGAACCAGTTGCTCCGACATCACCTTGAATTCCTGTTGCTCCTGTAAAACCAGTTGCACCATCTAATCCATTTAAACCAGTAGCACCCGTAGATCCATCTAATCCTGTCGCACCAATATCACCTTGAATTCCAGTTGCGCCAGTACTTCCGTCTGCGCCATTTAAACCTGTTGCTCCGCTTGCTCCTACATTACCTTGAATTCCAGTAGACCCTGTTGCTCCGTCAACTCCAGAAATTCCTGTTGCACCCGTAGAGCCTTGCCCCCCCACAACGCCTGTAGCTCCAGTCGATCCAGTTGAGCCATTGCTTCCAGCGATTCCTGTAGCTCCTGTTGAACCCTGTATTCCTTGAGTTCCAGTAGCTCCCGTACTACCTTGTCCACCAACAGTTCCAGTTGCGCCAGTTGTTCCAGTTAATCCAATAACGCCAGTGGCTCCTGTCGATCCCGTGGATCCGTCTGTTCCTGCTATGCCAGTTGCACCAGTAGACCCTGTGGAACCTTGGATGCCAGTTGCGCCTGTGGCTCCATCGTTTCCACTTAACCCAGTCGCGCCCGTGCTTCCTGTAGCTCCGTCATTGCCAGACAAACCAGTGGCTCCTGTGCTACCTTGTCCACCAGAGGTTCCTGTAGCACCAGTTGCACCATCAGTTCCAGCGATTCCTGTAGCACCAGTTGCACCATCAGTTCCAGCGATTCCTGTAGCACCTGTGGAGCCTTGCCCACCCGCAACGCCTGTAGCCCCAGTCGATCCAACTCCCGTGGCTCCTGTCGATCCAGTAACACTTAATCCCGTAGCACCTGTTGCGCCAACTACACCAGTTGCACCAGTACTTCCAGAGCCTGTCGCGCCTGTGCTGCCTTGAATTCCAGTAGCTCCAGTTGGGCCTCCACTTGGGCCAGTTGCCCCCGTCGAGCCGATTGCAGCGGTTGCTTGACTGCCAGTAAAATCTAGCTTGCCAGTGAAGGGATTAAATGTGAGTGCCATATTAAGCTATGCTTACCATTACTAAATTTGCGTCATTTGCAGTGGGAGGCTGCACGGAATATGTCAATGTCAATGTTGCAACAACAACCGATGCTTTGCTGTAAGCTACAGTTGCGATATTGTTCGTCGAACCATAGTAAGTCAATGCGAGTTCGTCATATTCTGGGATTTGAAATCCTTGAATAGAGTTAGCGATATTAGAAACCCCATCAAGCACCAAATGACGGAATTTTGCTGTGTCGAGAATTGAAGGGATATCGTCCATATGTGTGAATGTTAAACTGATGAGGTGGCAGAGTCAACTAATTAACTCTGCCACCGATATCAATTCAACTTACACGCAAGGTGCGGGATTCACATCATCTTGGCAACGCTTGTAGACAATCGCCACAACATTCTGTGGACGAATTGGCTGAATAGCACGTTGGATTTGGTAGATGTGCTGACCGAAGTCACCATACAAGTTACAATCGTTGTCGCGGAAGTATGTCCACTCCAGTTCACCCATAGCAAGTTGAGGAGCGAAACGGAAGGTTCCCTCTCCAACGTAGCTTTCAGGTACGAGACGCTTGAACGCATTACCAGCGATAACAAACATAACTTCGTAATTGGCAGCAACCCATGCTGGGTTACGTCGTTGAGCGAAACCATTCGTTACGGCAGTCGAGACGATTGGGTTAACAAGGGTAAGAACACCAGCAACATTCGCGGTAGCGCGGAGGGGTTGTTGATCAATACCGAATGCGAAACCGCGATACCCTTGGAAGGAGTAGCCAGAGATGGCAGTCTCACCAAGTTTGAACGAACCAGTCGTAAGACCAATCAGATCCTCTTTAACGTCCGCATCGTTGCGGAAATTCTCGATCTGGTCAGCGGAAGCGATAACTTGGAAGAATTCACCCTCGGAGGTAGCGAATGGTTCAGCAAGCATCTCTTCGCGCAGGAACGTACCGAGTTTGTAGAGGGTCTTGAAGTTCATAGGAGCATCAGGAGCCTTATTAGCAAACAAGGTGTTGATCTGCTGCATATCACCAGTCAAGTTAGCAGAAAAAGTAGCAGTGGAATCCACAACATATTTAATGCCAGACTGAAGGAGATACTGGTAACGAATATCAGCGTTGATAAGCTGGAGAATCGTCTTTTCAAGCGATACTTGAGCTTGGAGGTAAGAACCTTTGAATGCGGTACGGGCTTGCTTTACGCAAACACGTGGGCCAGCACCACGAAGGGTCTGGAGTTGGAACTGATACTCAGTCGAGCCAACAACGTCAGGGGTTGCTCCAACACCGCAGAGGGTGGTGTCGTTAACGAAGGTAGGAGAGGCGAGAGAAGCGGCAGGTACTGCCATTTCCTCCACAACACTACGCACAACGTCAGAGACGTTAGGGAGCGTTCCACCATCGATGGAGTTGATGTAAGGGGACTTGCGGGCGAGAACTCGTCCGATTTGTCCGATGATACGATTTACATCCTTAGATGCAAAATTTTGAATTGCTGCGAGTGAGATACATTCTGACATAATATTATTTTTCTAATTTAAGTTTTAAGTTTTTGTTAATTTGTTTTGTTTTTGTTTTAAGGGTTTGTTGTGATACGAAGACCAAATCCGTTTTCTTGGCGTTGAGGTGCTGGATATCCACGATTGTCAATGCGGCAACTGTCAGCATTAACAGTCCATCCACCACCACGAATCCTACGACCAACAACGCCAGTGATATCGTCAAAGCACCATTCAAAGACGTTTCCACTCATGTCATAAATAGACAATTGGTTTGCGGTTTTGGTTGCAACAGGCTGAGTGCTTGTCGGAGAATTTGTTTGTGACCAGCAAACTCCACTTGGATTATTGCTTCCAGCAAAAGCAAATGGCAATGGGGTATTCACCGATGTTCCACCGATTGCTGCCCATTCCCATTCTTTTTCAGTAGGGAGACGATATCCGTTAGCGGAAGCGTTTACTGCTGGAACTTCTTCACCTGATTTGTATGTTCCAGTTGCAACAATGGTTCCCGTAGCAGGACTTACAGGACTTCCAGCAACAGTGTAAGTAAATGTTACTGCATTTACAACAGTCACGTTTGCTGTAATATTGTAAGAGGACTGAACTGCTCCAGAAATGGTTACAGAATCACCAGTCACTCGATTGTGTGGCAATAATGTATTAACTGTAGCTGTTGTACTGTTGCGAGTAATCGATGATACTTTAAGGCTATTAGTGTAAACAGGAGTCTTGCTATTAAGAAGACTTGCTGCATTACACCATTTTACCGCATCATACCAACTTACTTTTTCCACAGGATTTGTTGATCCACTTCCAGAACCAGCACTTCCGATGTCAAAACCATTAGCCGCAGCATAAGTGCGGACAGTTTGCCAATCAGCAAATGTGATTTCTTTAGTGCCAATTTTAAAGGTACTAACTGCTTGACCTTTGAATGACGTTCCGTTTCCGAATGTACCACCTGTGACAGTCACGTTGTCTGTAATATAATCAGCGTTACTGGTTGCAATGGTAAAAATCGAAAGCGCAACTGAAAGAAACTTAGGAATAAATTTCATGTTTTGTTTTGTTTTCTAATTAATTGTTTGTTTGGGTTTGTTCTGCTTGAACTCCCGTAAGAAAATCTTTCGGGCAACATTCAAGACGATAAGACCCGCTATCGGTTCTTAACGATTTGTTTCTTGGTTTTGTTGCCCCGGCACGTTGGGCGTTGTTCGGCCTGAGTGCAGATTTTTTGACTTCTGCGGAGTCACCAGAATAACGAATCTGGCACGTCGAGTTATTGCCTTTTTATATCAAAACTAAAACATTGTCAAATTATATTTAAAATATTTTTTAGGTATTGAGATTTCGGAATATTATTCTCCATTTTTGCGTGAATTAAATTCGCTTCAATTCTATCGAGTTTTCCAGATTCGTTAAAGATATCGTCTTCGTTTTTTAACACTCCACCCACATGAAGATCATTGGAAAGTATTGTGTTTATGACGTGAGCGCACATCTCTTTAGTTGTGTGAAAAATATAAGATGGTTGCCCAGACAAAAGAAGCAATGATCCAGTCTTCTCTACCTCCTCAGCGAGTTGCGGAGTAAATGAAATATTAGCAACATCATAATCACTCATCCATCCACCACCAGCAGCATGAAGCGCACACCAACGCGAAAAACGAGCGCAAATGAAAGCAAAATTATTTTGCAACTCGTTGGGGAGAACTGGAGCGAGTCGAGTTAATTTTGTCATTAGCTTTAGGTGAAGCGGACTCCCCTGCGCGTGTGAGCGATTTAGCATCACTGGTTCCCATCCTTGAGCTTCCCAAGTCGATTTCCAGATGTTTGCACAAGCAAATTGTTCGTCCTGTGGACGCAGTTGCACACTCTCGTAATATGAATAGATTTTTGGTTTCATTAGTATGCCTTAATTCCCACGTTAAATACTGGAACACCCAAATCAATGTGTGGTTGATGACCTGCTTCCATTGCCTTTTTGCAGAATGAAATATCGTCAGGGTAAAATGGCCCATTTTTGATGTCAGGGAACTTTTTCTTGATATCCTGAAACACCCGACGATGGATTAACAAGCATCCACTACCCACCCAGTCAACTGCCTCTACAGAATCGGTGCAGACCCGTGCTTTTTTGCCAAGATCAGTTTTTGAACAGTCGATTGAAGCGTCATCCAAGTTAGCAAAGTACGCTGCACCAACAAGAGACTTCCCTGCGCCAATTAGACGATGTACAATGTGCTTCTGTAGGTGCGAATCGTGGATATTTCGAGCAGCACCAATTGTTGCCTTTGCCCACTGCGGTCTACCGATGGATGGGATGATATTATTGTCCAACAACAGCAACCATTTTGCGTCCGTGGCTAGGAATTTCTCCGCAAGGTCATTTCTTGACTTATAAAAATTATTTTCGTCGCTAGAAACGTCAAATCGGATCTTATCCCGTCCGAAATCAAGCGCAATGTTGATTAAAGCGAGCGTAGTGATGGGATTTGTAGCTTTATTAGCCGAAAAACCAACGAAAATGTCCCTTCCTGCAAACTCTGCACGATACGATGGCAACCCCTCATTGGTTCGGGATTCTACAATATTTGACTGTAGAGTATCGTTAAACTGTACTTTTTCGGCAACATCTTCGATAATCGGTTGTTTAATTTCTTCTGGAGTTGGTAATTCCATCTTTTCCAGCACCTTTGGAACTGGCTTGCGTCTGCGTTTAGGTTTTCGGTCTAGTTTGATCATAGGTTCGTTGAGATGTGAAAAATCTCGTTGTTCTTTATTTATTTCTGGTTGTGGTTGTGGACGCTGAACTTGTCCTTGTCTTGCAAATGGATCGAAAGAATCCAATGCATTCATTGTGATGCGCTCGTCAGGTGAAACTTTTGGTTCCATAGATATAATGTGGCTTTAACTATATTAAGTTATATATGCTTTTGTGTATAACTTTAGTATACTTTAACCACCTAGTGCTTCATCAAGTCCAAGATCAATGGCATCCATCGAATTCATCTTCAATCGGTCATTTAGACTGGATTTAATGCTATGCTGACCAGTGATGGTCTGTTTTGGCATTTTACCAGCCCCTTTTAGCTTGTTGTTCTCTTCTCGCAAAGACTTCAATTCTGCCATGTATTTGGACTTGCCTTCTTGCTCGATACGCAATTGCTCTGTTAGAACGTGTGAGAAAACTGCTGCTGCTGCCACATTAGCCCTTTCTTGAGCGTTGGTAGGCCACAGAGCAGAGTTAAACTTCTCAGCAAGGGATTGCACCTGCGCGTTGTGCCTTTGAACTTGCTGTAGCTTTTCTGGAGTTGCATCTTTTGGTGCTTCTGCGTACCTAGCCCAAGGAAGTTCTTTCGTCAGATCATCAATATGCCTATCGATCTGTTCCACCTCTTGGTGATACCATTTACCCTTTTCTTGTTCACGCTGCTCAAGAATCTGCTCCGCATTTTGTGCGGCATTTTCAATCTCTTGTTCTTGCTTCTCTTTCAGGTCAACAACATCAACAAGGTTGCGTTTAAGACGTTCCGAATCAGTAAGTGGCAACTTGTCAATTGCATTGTTCTTCCACCAACCCTGATCAACTGCATCAGGCCCACCTGCTTTTTCAATAGATTCAATAACGTCTTCACTCGCTCCGTTTTTACGAAGGATATTGTAGATGTTCTCTTTAGCAGACTGAATAGGTTGATTGTATTTCGACTGGAATTCAGGATCATTCTTAATGTCAAAGATTGCACGAAATTTCTTTAATTCATCATAATCATCAGGTGCTTTGAATTCCTGCTGCCGTGATTCCATTTCAACAACACGTTGCCGTAGTTGCTCTGTTTCCTCCGCTTGTTTTTTGTATGTGGATGCTGTCTCTTGCAACTTTCTCCAGTTGGAGCGATTAACCTCAGAGAGATTGCGGGGTTGCTCGATTGAGGCAATTTCTGGATCCAGTTCGACTTCTGGAGTTACAGGTGCTTCTGTAGTCTCTGTAGGTTCCGTGGATTCAGCAACCTCTTGCTCTGGTTCCTCGATTGGTTCAATTTCTTCCGTTTCGACAGGTTCCTCTGCGTACACTGGCTCAACTCCGCTTAGTGCAGCGTCAAGTAGTGCATCGATTTGATTTTCAGTTGATTCATCAATCGGATCTGCGTCCAACGATGGGTTTCCGTATCCAGTAACACTGGATTCTGCTTTTTCGTTTTCGTTTTCCATAGATTTATTAATTGGTTGTTTATTTACTTCATTGACTTCTCTCCGCGGCACTTCCATTTTTTCCTGCTTAAATTATTTGGTGAATTCGGATCATCTTTCCAATCACCTTTAATGTTTGCGCTTCTGGCGCAATATGCGTCACCTTTCGATGTGCCGGGTCGAATACGATCCTTTCCATCCTTGGCTTTTCCCGCTTGCCCGTATTCAACTGTCCTCGTTCGACCAGTTGCCTTGTTAGTGATTGTTTTGCTGAATCTTGGTTTGATTTCTGCCATATAATTTGACGTAAATACTAGGTGATTTTTCCGTCACATGGACGTGAAGTTTCCTGCGCTGGGATCAGCGTTGTCATTTGAAGAGTTTACGCAATCTTCAATTTCTCGCAATGCCATCTCAAAACCTTGCTTCAACATGGCTTGCATTGCAACTCCTTCGACGGAACATTCCGTTATGAAAGGAATTCGGCTGCGTAAATATAAACGCAATCGACTCCCTGTTTTTTTGTCGTAGTCCCGCAGACGTGATGCGTCAGATTCTTCCCATTTCATATTTATTTATTAATATATTTTATTCCATCATCGACTTAACTTTGGATTTAACCTTGCGGTAGACTTTTTTACCAGCATCAACAAGTTGATCCAAATTTACAATGCCTTGGTCGCTCATTTTTTGGTTTTCAATACGAGCATAATTAGCTTCTTTTTTTGCGTCATTTTCTGTTTTCTTTTCCATTTCTTTTTCGGACTCGGTAAGCAAGTCTTCAACTTCTTCTTCCTTATCTTTTGCAGTTGGAAGAGGTTCAGATTTTAATAATTTAGGAGAAATAGAACCAGAACTCATTGATTTCCCTGCTCGTTTCATTCCATATCCAGATGGTTCTGAAATTTCTCCCAATGCTTTGATGTCTTTTTTGGTGGTTGCGGACGATGGATCCATTTTTGCTTTTGAAGCAAGTTCGCTGATGATTTTGGCTCGGTCTGGCATAATATTATTATCCTGCTGTTACTGGTTTTGGTGGTGCAGCAACTTGGTTGACTGCGTTATTTTGTGAGGGATTTTGTGTTCCAACTGCTTCTCCCATTGCGGTGGCCTGTGCAGTCGATGGTCTACGTCCACCTCCTCCACCACCACCACCTGCTGCTGCTGGAAATAAATCACCTTCTGAAATTGGTGCTTGTCCTGCTGTGAGGTGCGTAATTGCCTCGGAAACTGCCTTTTTGTATTCGGCAATCTGCTTTTTATCTGCACCCTTCGCTTCAGCGTTCTGGACGTGACCGATAAAGTGCTGTACTGCCGATTGTAGGGGTTTAATCATCTCTGGAGGCATCGACCCTGCTGGAGCGTTAGCAATGAGCGGGAATAGCTTCTCCATGATGGTCTGGATGTGAACAATATCATTGTCCCGTGGAGAGACTGGAATGTCCTCACCTGAGATGATGCTCTGCAACTCAATAATCTGCTGACGTGTAGCCTCAATTGCCACTGCCTCAACCTGATCTTTCGGAAGGATGACTTGGTTAGCGATAGATTCACCCACTTTTCGACTCCAATCAAGTTTCATTAGCTCATCTTGGTTGATATTTGGGTTTCCAGTGTAGCGTTGGATCAGAAGATCAAGAATTGCAGCGTCCTGACCCTCGGTTTGAGGTAAAAGTTCCTCTGCTGGAGAGAATGCCATCAGCAAAATGTCGCTAGGAGGTAAATTACGCTCCAACATGGCTAAAACGCACGAAACTGCCTCTTCATCGAGGTGTCTAGGGATCTCAAATGGCACTAGGAACGATGGAATCTCAGATTGCGCCTGTTCAAATGCCTCTACAACCTCTTTTCTTGCCCACATTGCGTTAGGATTCTGAAGGCGAGCGAAATCAATCTGCGTTTTTAGCTCAGATGCGGCTTTAATATGCTCAGGATGACAGATTCCACGTTGCATACGTTCGACTGCCTTGGAATATTGTTTAACCCAACGCATCAGGATGCCTTCGCGGATCTGATTTTCAACGGCAGCAATGCGGTTTACCTCGGATGCTGTCTTATCTCCACCCGTGATGTTCATAACGGATGATGGAAGGAATGTTCCCATCTGAATCTCAGCTAATCCAGACATGAATTGATCGAGTTTGATGAAATCTTCCACGTCAGCAGGAATTGCAGACTGAACTACGTCATATCCTTCAGCCACATATGCTACGGGATGCATTACTTGAAGCGGAGGAATGCCTGTTTTAGCGGTTGGGCCTTTTTTCAGTAATAGCATCCCGCGCAAATATGAGTTATCGACAATAAGGTTACGAGCCTTATCGATAGCAATATGCGTGTTATACAAGTCACGTCCTGCACCACGGGATGACATCAATGCGCCACTGCCAATCTCAACAGAGAATAGCGCAATTGTGTCCGACATCCTGTTGTATCTATCCAATTGTGTGCAGATTTCATCTCCGCTTTTATCATCAAAAAGATAACGCGAAATCTTACCAGTGGGTTCACGGATCAACAACTCACCAAGTTCGACATATTTCGCGTCATTCTCGTAGCTTGCTCCATAGGATCCTTCACGCATCCAGTCTTCGTAGCGTCTAGCATCATCGTCAGAATCAAGCGTTCTCCCAGCGGGTGTTGCGTTATTGATTGCCTTAATCAGATTGTTGATATTCCAACCTGCAAGCACAGAAAGTCTCGGTTGTTCCAGCACTGGAAGCAATTCCGCAATCTGGTATCGACGCTTCCTTCCCCAAATCGGGGTTGAATCGGCTTCTTGTGGAGTCTCGATGCTGAAGAAAGTATAATCTTGACGAAGGAACTCAGGTTTCCAATCACGAACGTCATCCCAACATACTCCACAAAAACCAAATGTGGTATTCTCATGCGTAACCTGTGCAACTAGGTCATCGTGACCCTTCCATCCTCTGATGCATTTGGTGATCTCTTCACGGAACACTTTTGTCTTTTGCTCCTCGCTAACACCCTCCATTGGAAATTTGGAATAGGTAAGCGTTGGTGATTGCTCGATTACTTGTTTAAATGGTGGTTGTAAACGACTAACCATCGTAGACAAAAACCCAGTTGGACGATTACTGCGCCAATTCTGACCCATGCTTTCCAGTTTTTTGGCACTGTATGGAGGTTCATTATTTAGCTTCTTTTGAATCAATTGGTTTTTGCGATTGCGCTCAACATTCTGTTGCTTGAGTCTACGATATGCAGAATGCGCTTGCTGGCAGTCTTTAAAAGTCCGTTTAACCTGTAATGTGTCAGGATTTACAACGTCACCAGTGTCATTTCCATCAACGATTTCCAATTCAGAAATCCTCTGCTTGTCAGAGGTTTTCATAATCCGCGCAGCTTTCGATGCGTAGACGTTTGTGATTTCTGCTGGAATTGGTTTGGTTGTATCTGCCATATTATTTGAGATTTAGCCAACAATCGGCTGGCAAATTGTCTGACGGGGAAATGCTGTCTCTGGACATAAAAACTGCGGATTTATTATCGTGACGAAGAAGCAAACAACCACCTAGTGCCTTGGATGTTTTTGTCTCTTTAGCCTGTCTAATGCTGGCACTTAACCTTTCCGTTGCTTTCACGCAAGCACCACAACCGCTTTTCCATTGCACGTTCTGTTTGCAAGCAAGACAGATCTTTGCGCGTTGCTCTGCTAGCTCACTGGATACAAGTGCTACTTCTTTTGAAGAATTGATAACATTTTTAGCCCAAATCGTAACGTCATTTAGCAACTCTGTCTTTTGACTAGGTGTATTAACAGATGTTACAACTACCATATCAACTCCGTGACAGAAGTTGGGGTTCTTGCTACAGATGTACGAATTGACATCACCCTCCACGTCACCAACTGGCAAATGGTTTTCGGCACGAAAATTCGTGACAACCTCAATCAAGTTGTCATAGCTATGACCAGTGAGCTTTGCATCACCATCGTAGTAATGCCAACCCCCCGGCGGGATCATTCCAATTATCGGTTTTGCCATGAATTTTTGAGTTTTACGTCAGTTTTGTAAGGTTTGCAAGGAAAAACTTGTTTTATTTATCAATTTTGTTAAATTTAGCAAGTCAATTGCTGAAATCAACGAATTCATAACTTTCAATTCCAGTGTGTTTTTTCTGGAAAACAAACTTTTCTGGTTTTGGTTCGGTCATCGTGGCAACAACTCCACCTCGTTGCCTCATCAAATAGACCAGCAGGGACAGGGAATCGAGTGCGTCAGGACTATTTTGGCGAGTCCGCTTTACGAAGTCCCCTTTGCTCTCGACTCTCACCAACCCCTGTCCCTGCTGCTTGTACCTGCGAGAAGTTGCTTGACGAACCAACTCCTCGATACGGAAACTAGGTGATATTTTTAGATACTCAAACTCTAGGTATTTAGCAAGTCCGAAAATCAGTTCTGTAACAACTCCTGAATACAATTCGTTTGCGCGTTGTGTGTCATCTCCCAAGATATGGGTTTCTGAACTAGCCCATGAATAATTGACCCCCATGACTTCGCTTCCGTAAAGTGATCTCAACGCATCGTGGATTCCTGCTCCGTTTCCAGTTCGGTCAACACATAGCCAATTCGCGCCGATCCTCATCTCCTTTGCAAAGCGGATGATCTCTGCGGTCTGCTCTAGTGTTGCCAATTTCGGGAACTGCATTTGCGAATCCAGTTGTAAGCACGTCTTTGGCTTTTTGAATTCTCTAAATTGTCCATCCCGTGGAGTCCACCCATCACAGAGTCCGTATCGCCCGAAAGAGCAGACAACTTGATCTCGCCCCTCCAATGCCAAATCGAACGCTGCTAGAGGCACTACAGGGCCAATAAACCGCAAGCTACCCATTGAGTTGTCCATCATGGCAGGAGTGATGATTGCCATCGAGATACCTTCCTGCGGGAAGAATCCACGGGCCATTGTGTAGTATTCGGCAGTGCGTCCTTTACTTTCGTATGCCATGTAGCCCTCGTACGATTGGAAGCCGGGGAAAACAATCTCCTTATTTGTCACGTTCTCGCACCTTGCTGCATCGAGCCTCAAGATATGCCACCCCTCCCTACTTTCCCACTCAAAATCCTCTTCACAGTCCACACTCTGCCAACCCCGCACAGGTTCACACCTTTTTCCGAATTCACTATTCCTGTCTTTCGGGTTCGATGCTCCGAAAATCTTGATGCGTCCCTTGGAATCCTTTGTGTCAGCAGCGGACAGGATGTTCTGTAAACCTTCCCACACCCCAGCGGGAACCTCTTCAGCTTCGTCCAGCACAACGTGTGTCCTACTCATTTGCCCCCACTTAGGATCTGGCTTTTGCCTTGGACTTGGGTGAAACCCACGGAGCGTACCAGTTCCGCTATCACCTTTCGGAACGGCAACTAGATGGATGCCATTCTTGTCATCGTCATTGGCTTGAATCGACTTCACTAAGTCTTCGCTACCTTCGTACTCTGGACGCACCAATGCAGTGCGGTAGAAGTTTTTGATTGCAGCAAATACGTTTCTCTGCGCGTGTGCTTCAGTCAACGAAACAACTTTGATACAAGTATACTCTGGATCTCGCATCCAATCCAACAGGAACCACGCAGCGGCATTGAACGTCTTTCCCATTGCACCTGCCCCCTGAACTAATAACTTGTCATGCTCAAACAAGCACCTCCAAGTATCCGCTGCACTCTGTGGCCTCCAGTCGTAAACTCCAGCCCCCCATAGAATCGTTGCCGCTGCCTCAAATTGATCGTGCCTCAATAGGTGTTGAACGAAGTTTAACACAGTCTGCCTAGCCACCTTTTCGTCCAGTGTAACCTGTTTTTTATGAGAATCTGTCAAATGTGTCAGTATAAACTGAGCAGCATAAATGACCCCATTGATGTCATCCTTTTCAGCCTCTGCTCTCACCCTTGTGGCAATGTTGATTGCCTGTAAAACTGACGGAGGTTTATTCATTCACTCTCCATCCCCACATCAGATTAAACCAGCAAAATTCCTTTTCTGCGAGGCTTTTATGACACTTGAATACTTTAGTGAATCTATTCACAAACCACTCTTTGTACTTCTCAAACTCTTCGTTTGTCCAACTCTTCTTGCTATACCAGTTCTCTTGGTTTGTGAATTCCTTATCAAATCCTTCAAACCCAACACGCTTGAACATCTCGTCCAATGCTTCAGCCATAAATGTATCTACTTTATTCATAATTAATCCCAGTACAACTGCGTTCCAGTTAGTTTTCCGCTCATTATTCTTTCTAGCACAGGTTCAACGTCCCACGGATACAATCCTTTCTCATAGCAGGTTTGCACTCCAAAGTACTCGCTGAACTTATCTCTGTCTATTCCGCTATTTTTCAATGCTTTATCTAGTACATCAAACTCAATATGCTCAATTGGGTTCTCCGTGATCACAATCCCAAGTTGATCTATGCGATTGTATTTCACTCCTCATCCTCCTCGTCATCTTCATCCTCGTCATACATTGAATTCTCAATCAGTTCGTGGATCTTGACCTGAAGGATGCCAACCATGCTTGCCAATGGCAAATCAAACTCTGCAATGTAGGTATCGATCAACTTATCAATTTTATTTTGTAGTTCTGTTATCTGGTCTGAGTCTTTCATGTTCCTCCTTTAGTTGGTGAATTTTACCATCCTTACTCCAAACTCTCACGTTTCCTAACTCTTCAAACTGGAAATCCCACTCCTCTTTTGATATGCGTCCGCACATATAGTCCTCGTTTGATTTACGTTGCGCTTCTAATCTTGTCATTCCCAATGCTCCAATGGACATCTCTCAGTGTCCATAACTAGTTTTATCTCCATGTTGCAACCACAAACACCGCATTTTCCTGCGCCACTGAATGCCGTTGGATCATAGTGAACACACTGGTTGCAGATTAATAATCGCTCTTCGATCTGCTCTTTGTTCCGTATAGGCATACCTGCTCTGACGAATGCCGCTGCACTCTTCACAAAGGTAACCGCTTTCTGCGCTATGTTTGGCTCGTTCATTTCATTCCAAATATGCTCTTTAGTGCATCCACACCAGCACTAGTGCTATGATATGACCTTGGTTCGTCTTCCCCTTCTTCTTCCCCGTCATACATTGCAACATCCCATGTCGTATCGAACAACTTACGCAGTCCCTTTGCAGACATGGTTACGTTTCCCCTTCCGTTGAACGATGGGTTCTTGTTGCTATACACCTTCCATAGTTCTTCCTTTGTCATACGTTTATCAGTGCAATGTTGAATTCCGCTGCAAGCAGTGTTGTTGATTCGTCCGTGGGATACGTCTCACGATAGACTATCCTCTTGATGCCGTACGATGCAAGCGATTTCAAACAGTTGTTACACGGCAATGTTGTTGATGCCAGCAGGTAGCACTCCAGCGGCTTAACATGACGCAATGCGTTCTGCTCTGCATGGACAACGTAATTTCTACGCTTGTCCCTGTCAGTCCAGTCTTCCTCCATATGCGGCGGGAACCCGTTGTACCCACACGCTGCAACAGTGTTGTCGTGTCTCAACAACACAGCACCAACCTGCCTCCACGGGTCTTTGCTCTTCTTGGCTACAACTTCAGCTATCGACAATGCGTATTCGTCCCAGTTCATGATCTATGTATTTCTCCCATATGGTCTTCCAACCAGTAGACTGCCTGACCAGAATCCCTAACGTCATCTGGAAAGATACACTCGTCGCTAATGATTCCATGTAATTGCAATGCGTTCATTACCTTTGTTGCGTTCAGCTTCTTGTATTGAATGTAATGTTCAAGTGTGTTCACTCGTCAAACCCTTTCATTCCATCGTATACAACATACAGTATAATAGCTGCTAATACGCTATAGCCGATATAATATCCCATATATTAGTTATTGGCATGACTCACACTCTGGATCATCAATTCGACAAGTGCGCTCCACCTTGATATCTGCCAAGTCATCATCGTCCTTCAACACAACGGGTTCCTCAACCGCTTCAACCTTGTCTGCCCGTGCGATTGCTGCCTCATTCGTGTAGCGTTTCTCTGGGTATCGCTTCGATAACTTCTCTACGTTAGCCTCGATACACTCGTTAAGCGTCAATCCCAACTCGTTTAACAAACCAGTTAGGTAAAACAAAATGTCTCCTGCCTCTTCCCGCACGTTGTCGAAGTCTAATTGCTTCTGGTAGACTGCGTGTTTCTTGATTGCGTCAAGCAACTCACCCGCTTCACCACTCACTCCAACTGCCATGTGGAGAATGGATGCCTGAAGTGGCGTTAACTGAAGCAAGATGTCATGCCCCGGCTTCACTATGGATCGAACGAACTGCTCGTATGGTGTAGTTAATTTCATTTTGTATGTATGTTAAAGTATGCCAAGCCGAAACAACCTGCTTCAGCTAGGTGGACTAACCTTCCCTCACGTCCTATAGCCTCGTCAAGCATCTTTTTCGTGATCATCTGCGGATGCCCATCATGTGGTTCGATATCAACCCATTCAAATATACGAAGCGTCCTAGCTGCTCGCAGTGCGTTGGCAATAATAAGTGCAGGGTCATCCGTGTGCTGCAAGCAATTGTATATCCAGCACTCGTCAAACCCTCTGAGTGAAACGTCCTCACCTCGCATAACAAGACACTCCACCCCATGCTCATGGTAGCGAGCGTATGTCCACTGAGGATACTGAAGTGGATCCACTACCAATGCCCTGCCAAGTCCCTTCGACTTTAACAGCATGGAAGTAGGCCCACCACCTATGTCGATCACTGACTTACCTGACAGGCTGAACCCATAGCCAACCTGATGTAGCCCCATGAATCGCGCATAAACGTAATGCTTCTGGTCTTCATCGAACGTGTTGCAGCAGTCTCCCCAGTAATTTGCTTCAAATGTGTAGTCACTCATATTGTTTATGTATTAAATAATTTAACCCAACCTTCTATTCTTTTATTCCAATCAAATGTTTCAATCGCATATTCTTGTATTTTTGCACAAGTATCCCGATACAACTGGTGGTCTTGTTTATATCTCAAGATTGCTTCTCTTGTTTCATTGATAAAATCATTTACATCAATTGAGACTACAACTCCACCACTTTTAACTGCATCCTCTGCATAATATCCAACAGGAGTTCCTATCGTTAGTCTTCCTGCTGCTGCGGATTCCATCATTGGCAAACCTCCAGCTTCCTCGGTTGATGACATCACAACGCAATCAACCCTGCCATAGTACGAAGGCATACACAAGTGATTCATCTCTGGAAATGATAACAACTCCACATCGATTCCATTTACAGCATCTTCTACCAACTTGCCCCTCTTTATCTCCTCGTTCAAGAAGTTCTTGGTTTCCTTCATCCCAGCATACCCAATTACAGATAGTCGATGAGAGATGTTGCGCTCAAAAACATCCGTATGGATTCCAAGTTTCACAATGTCAGGAACCCTGCTAACCCCAAACTCCATAGATTTGTTCTTTAGGACGCTTGATATAACAGCATACCCTTTAAGCTGGGAATAAAAATCAACCCCATAATCTTTCCTAGCCAGCAATATGTCCCATTGACCATGAGCAACGCTTACTATCTTGTCCAACGGAATCCCTCGATAATGCAACGGAATTACTGCCTCTGGAGTTGTAACGAACACATCGTATGTTCTATTCAAGAAATCAAACTCATGCTGTGAATACGGAATAGTCCAGTCAAGCAAATTTG